TCGCCAGCCGTCGCGGTGCCGCCGTAGCCAGCCGTCGCGGTGCCGCCGTCGCCAGCCGTCGCGGTGCCGCCGTAGCCAGCCGTCGCGGTGCCGCCGTAGCCAGCCGTCGCGGTGCCGCCGTCGCCAGCCGTCGCGGTGCCGCGGTCGCCAGCCGTCGCGGTGCCGCCGTCGCCAGCCGTCGCGGTGCCGCCGTCGCCAGCCGTCGCGGTGCCGCCGTCGCCAGCCGTCGCGGTGCCGCCGTCGCCCGCAGACACGCTAGCGAACATGATCGGCGTTCCTGCAGGAGCCTTGGACTGGACGAGCTTGACGGCTTCATCCCGAGCGCCGCAGAAGATGATGTTGCCCGTCTTGAACTTGCATTTGCCGATCAGCTCGCCGGTGCCGGTGCGCAAGTCCTTCGGGTCAACTTCGATCACGAGCCACTTCACGCCCTCAACGTTCCAGTAGCTGCAGTTGCCGACGAGATCGCCGGAGCCCCAAAGCCACCCGTGCAGGCCGTGACCGCACGCGTCATCGTCCTCCCAATCGGGACACTCGACGAGGCCGGCCTCTGGGTACTTGAAGCGGTTTTTGTTGGAATCGTACGGGTCGCTGCCGCGCGACGTCATGTCAGCCTTGACCACGCGCAACACATAGAGTTTATCGTTCGTCATGCGGCTAATACGCTCGGTACCCGCTCTCGTATTCTCCGAATCGACAGGTCGATGTATTTTTGCGCGCCCTCGACGGCGACGACGCTGACGTTCTGCGGCAGCGGCGACTGATACTTCTCGAGTAGCTTCTCGACGCACTTCTTGCAGCTCGTCTCGAGTGGCCGTTCGCCCGGGAACCGCTCGGGGGCGAGAGCGGCCTCAGCCACGGTCGACGAGCCGGCGTACGGGTCGATCACGAGCGCGCCCGGCTTGCAGAACGCGCCGAGCAGCGACTGCATCAGCCACAACGGCTTCTGGTTCGGATGTGCCTCGTCGCGAGTCGGCCACGGGTGATCTCGGTCGCCACGCCACGTGTCGGAATGCCCGCCGCCGTTCCACGAGAAGCCGCTTTGCTCGGCGTGCGCGATGAGGATGTCCTCGCTGCCGCAACCAGGACGGTCGCTTGACATCTGCGGTTTGGGGTTCGTCTTCACCCAATGCCCGGAACGGACCCACGAACCGCCGTAGCGCTTGACGGCCTCACCCCACAGGTGCGTGTTGTAGAAGTCGGTCGTGACGAGGATCCAGCCGCGCGTGATGCGAACGACCTCGCGCGCGACCGCGTCGATCAGCTCCTGCGTCATCGGCGGGAAGTCGAGGTCGGCGATCGGCACTACACCATCGTTGCGGCGTTCCTTGCCGAACTTCTCATGCACGTGCTTGCTGTACGGCGGGTCGAACAGCGCAACGTCGAAGCTCTTGTCCGCGAACGACCGTAGAACCGCAAGCGAGTCGCCCTGAATCAGCGAGAAGTGGGCTGTGTCGAGAACGAGTTTCATGACGGTTCCCAGATCGTCAGTCTACCGTTTTTATCGTAAACCGGCTCGGCACCTTTATAGAGGCGCCTCACGATCGTCGGCTTCGCCTCGACGGCTTTGTACATGCCGGGGCACTTCCAGCGCAGCGACTCGACCATGCACTCGCTGAGGCGCTCGGCCGCTTCCGGCGCGACGCTCTCCGGGTGCTCGGCGACGATCTCGTCGTGGAAGAGAAGAATAGCTCTCGAGCCGAGCAGCGGGCTTTGCATGCCCTCAAACGCCGATTTCATCATCTCGCTAGACCGGACGCGCCACGTACGGTCGACGCACTCACGCTGCACCTGGCAGAATGCTGCCTTGGCGGCGGCCGCGAGACGCATCTGGAAGTAGCTGTTCGCGCCGTCGCAGAAGCCAAGGTCGCCGCGCGTGATGAGCCCGGCGTAGCTGATCTCCGGTGTGCCGCTCGGGCCGGTTGTCTTCGTCAGCTTCTTGACCTTCGCGTGCAGCTCCTTGACCTCTGGCCACTGCCGGAAGAACATCTCTCGCGCGAATTTGCCGGCTTGCAGGCAGCGCATGCACACCGGCGAGCCCGTCGGCTTGTCGTTGTACATGAGCACCTTCTCGCCGGGGCGGCCGCAGTAGTCCTCGCCGCGCATCATGATGCACGGGCGCGTGCCGTTGAAGCCGCGCACCCAATTTGGCTTCTCCCAGGTGCCCAAGTTGCGCTCGGTCGGGCCGTTCGGGCACGGCGTGAACGAGTCCGGGTCCGCACGGCACGGCTTGAGCACGAATTCCACTTCGGCCATTCCACCACCGAAGCCGAAGTTGCTTTTCTTGCCGACCTGGCGCAGCGGATCGAGCCACGCTTCCTTCGCCTTCTTGGCGGCCAGCATGACCTCGTACGATTTGCTGCAGAATTGTCCGGCCAGCGCGAGGTGCGGATCGAGCAGCGCGTTGAGCGCGTCGGCGAGCTTGCTGTAGCCGACCTCTTCGAGGCACGCTTGCGCGAGCGTCACCAGCTCGCCGGCCTTGTAGTCCTCGCTTGAGTACACGTAGCCCGGTCGCGCGTGGAAGCACTCACGCACACCGCCGTGGCGAGGCATCGAATGCAGGCCCTCTTCGATCGCAGCGCGCAGCGTCGCCTTGAGCGGATCGGTGCGGACGTTGTAGGGGACCTGTCGGTAGCCCATCTCGCCGTTGGGCGCGGTGCACCACTCCTCGTGCGCCGGCTTGTACTTCGTCTTCACGCCGGTGAGACCGCAAACGTTGCACGCGCGGCCCTTACGCATCAGCGGAATGTACGTCGTCTTGATCTTCTTCGAGGGCTGCTCGCCGAAGTCCATCAGAAGCTCGTCGCCACTCTCGCACTTGACGTCGCGCGACGTGCCGATGCCGCCCTTCTCGGCTCGAGGCACGTCGGGCGGCAGGTACAGGCCGGAGCCGTCGCACGCTTTGCAGTTGACCTTCGTCTTTCCGTTGGTCTTCTCGCTTGGCACCTTGCCGGTGCCGTTGCAGGTGGTGCACAGATCGCGCGCTCCGTACGCGATGGCGACCGCACGCTTGATGGTGCCGTCGACCTCGTGATAGACGCCGTCTGCGTCCTTGCGCAGGAAGCCGGCAGCGAGGAACGGCTCGTTGGCTTTCTCGGCCGCGTCGTCGACCTTCTTCTCGAGCTTGTCGACTTCGCCTTGCGGGATGTAAAGGCCCCACGCGGCGCCGAGGTGCGAAGCCCAATCGAAGTAGGCCTGCATCGACAGCCAGTGGAGATTGCGGCGGCGCTGTTTGCGCATGCACGCGGCCGGCAGCTCCGGTGTCATCGGCTGCTCGCAGTAGCGACACACGAGCTTGCCGTTGTGACCGACCCAATCATGGCGATTCACCGACGGCAGGAAGCCCGCTTGACCTAACGCGCATTCGAGGGTGTTATTCGTATCGTCGACCGGGTACGTGCGCGCCTCGAACGGCAGCATGTGCAAAGGCACGCCGCGAAACTGCGCATAGCTGAGGCGAAACTTGTCGTTGACCTTCGCGTCCTCGCGCCCCGTCACCTCGAAGGTCGTGTGAGTGAGGCTGTAGCGGCCGGCGCGCCCGTTGTCGTTCTTGAACGGCTGCAGCGACAGCGCGTGCTTGCCGAGGTGGCCTTGCGCGATGGCGTGCAGGCCTTCAGCGCGGAAGATCTCGAAGACGCGCCCGTCGCAGAAGCCGCGCACGACCGTGCCTTCGGGATCGTACATCGCGAAGATCTTCGGCATGACATCTTCGCCACGCCGAGCTAGCTCCTCGGCGTCGACCAGGAAGTCGTACGGTCCGTTGGCGACGCACACGATCGCCTGAGGGTTGTCGAGGATCTGCTTGAACACCGCCAGCGCTTGCTCGTTGTCGAGCAGCACGCCGTGAATGCAGTGCGTGGTGCTTAGTTCCCCGGCCGCCTTGTGGCACCACCGGCAGCGCATGCGGTCGTCGAATTCGTGCGGTCCCCACTCCGAAGCCGAGCCGAGCACCGGCGGCGGCGCGATCAGGCCTGGCTGCACTTTGTCCGTCTCGCGGTCGTAAGCCACCGCGTTAGCGAGCATCGTTTTGAAGCGGTACTCAAGCATTAGATCCCCGTCAGCGTGAACAACATCTCGTCGACGCTCTCGAAGATATCGGTCGCGAAGAGGGACATGATGTCAAAACGAGGCGGCTCGCCGTCGAGCAGGATGTAGCCGGGCTTCTTGCTGCCGATGATGTAGCCCAGCTCGAGGTGCGCGCTCTTGCCGGCCGGCTGCACGAGCACCGCCGCGTCGCAGCGATCGAGGTGGTACTTGTCCAACTCGAAGACGTGCCGCGCGTGATAGCCGTCGAGCGCTTGGCGATACGTGCGGCCGCGCAGGCGCTCGTACTCTTGCCACTTGTCGTCGGCATCAGGTCCCGGCGAGATCCAGTCGTCGAAGACGTCGAAGCCGTTCTCGCGCAGCGTTTTTGCGATGGCCATCACCTTCGCGTTCCGCATGCTGCCGATGAGGTAGATGCTACGCATCGTGCGGCTCCGTTGGCGGCTCGGCCTTGAATTCGTCGGCGGCCCTGTCGTCGATGTGTCGAGTCTCCTCGTCTAGGAAGATGTGGCCGCTGTTGGCTGCAATGTAGCGCAGCGTCAGCTCGTCGGCGCGCTCCTCCAACTCGGCGAGCAGCGGGCGGTACAGGTTGCTGTCGAATTCGTCGAACACGCCCTCGCGCTTCTTCGCGTAGTAGTCCTTCCACATGATCCAGCCGCGCGACGTGTGGAAGCCCCAATCACGAGTCTTCGGTCCCATGAAACACAGCGTCAGCGTGTTGGGGCGCGTGAAGATGATACGATGGCGTTCGTACTTGTCGGCGCGGATGAAGTTGAACCACGTCCGCACTCGAATGCGCGGCGACAGCTCGCCCATGTTCTGCCGAATCTCGGCGTACTTGCCGCGCAGCACGAGGCTGAGGAAGCTGACAGGATGGTCGTGCAGCCACGGCTCAGCGTCAGGTTTCATCAGCCAATGGAGACAAATTGCAAACCAGGGAGTTTTGATCAGATGGAGCCGGCGGATATAGCCAGAATCAACCTCCGTCCACCGCCACAAGGCCCAACGCGATCCAGATTTGTACGTGCGCATCAGCGTTCCTTCCAGCACCGGCGACACTCGCGACGTCCGTCAGATCGAACGTACAAATTGTCCCCGGCGTATTCGTGCCCGCGAGGGCAGTGAGTTTTCTCGCGCATTCGCCGACCGGCTTGCTCTGGCCCGATGCCTCGAAGAATGTTTATTTGGTGTGTGACAGGCTCAAGGTGCTGCGGATTGGTGCAGCAACGCGTTCGACAAAGATGATCGAGATCGAGCGCCGGGTCGACCGGTGCAACCAGACGCTCGTACGCGAAACGGTGCGACGACCTGTTCCGCCCGGCGACGCGAATCTCTCCGTACCCGTTCTTCATCTCCGACCCGAGCCACAGCCAGCAGCCGCTGTTCGGTTCAGGGATACATTTCTCCCAAAACCTCGCCGGCAGTCTGTCGTCTCCGAAGTTCATTTTCCGCCAAAGGCCACAGCCCGACAGAGCGCGCACCGTCCGTGAGACTTCGTCGGGCCGAAGTTGTAGATCGCAGGATGCGTGCAGCCTGCCTTCCTGCAATGCGCTCGGTGCTCCCTGTCGGAAAACTCCGTCTTCACGACAGCACCTCTTTCTTTGTGTCGCTCTCGAAGGTGACGCGCACGCCGACCGCTTCGAGACGACCTACGATGTCGGACCGCATCGTGGCGAGCTTCGCCATCAGGTTCCGGATCGCCGCGTCGAGATCGACGCCTTCGCCGAAGATCTCGATCTCGTGCTCGAAGCCTTCGTCCGTATAGCGGACGCTGATACGGTCGGCGCCGTTGTCGATCGGCCGCGATGTGACGCTGAGCCGGCTCATTTCGTCACCAGCCCCATGGTGATGATGCGTGACTCTTCGATGCCCCCGAGCAGCTCGACGCCGCGGATGATGCGCAGTTTCTTGACGTCCCGGCCGCGCTCCTCGGCGGCCAACTCGATCTCGACGCCAGCCGCGCGGGGCAGCAGCACGTAGTCGTCGACCTTGACGCCGGCTTCCATGCGCGTGCCGTACTCGGTGACGCGACCGGAGCCGACCGCGATCACCTTGCCGATGATCGCATCGCGCTGATTCGTGCGCTGCTTGTCCGGCAGGATGATGCCGGCCTTCGTCTTCTCTTGCTCGAGAATCTCGAGGACGACGTTGTCCCCGAGTGCGTAGATCTTGTCGCTCATGTCTTCCTCCAAAACGTTCGCGCCCCACCGAGGAGTCCAACCCCGGATCTCACGTTATGCCGTGTTCCGTTTTGCCGTGGACGTTCGTCCGCGTTAACCGACCGTGAGCATGTCTACCGAGCTGGGGCATAGTGCCGAACCGATCCCCGTTAACGCGTGTGGTGTATCGCAACCGCATGCAAGACCGATTCAGCGAAAGCTAGATGTACCTCGAGATCATGAACCAGCCGGTGTGAGACGGATGGTAGGGTTGTGCCTTCTTCGTTGCGAAGATCGTCGTCGAACCGTCGTCCTCGCGACGCTCGTACGTGTACGTTCCGACGCCGGTCTTCGGGTCCCACGTGTAGTCCTCGAGCGACCACCCATTGACACCGTCAGCTACCACGGGCGCCCGCCGTTGCCGCCGTTCTGCGGCGCCGGTGCGCCCGGCTGAGCCTGCTGCAGGAAGCCCTGTTGAGGGGCGACCGGCTGCTGAGGCATCTGCGGGGCGTACTGCTGAGGCTGCGGTTGCCCTTGCGACTGCGACCATGGCTGTTGCGACATCTGGTAGCCCTGCTGAGGGCCTTGGGTCGCCTGCTGCATCTGAGCCGGGTACTGCTGCTGCATCTGCGAAGGGTGGGGCGCGCCGTTGTACTGCCCTTCCTGCGTTCCTTGCTGCTGCGATCCGGTTTGCGGGATGCCTTTCGCTTCGAGTCGCTGACGCTGCTGCACGATCTGTTCGGGCGTCTGGTCCACCGTATTCCAGTACAGGTTGGTCCAGTTGCCTTTCTTGTTGAGGACGCCGACGCATTCGACGACCGTGCCGCGTGCCAGTTGCTCTGCCGCCCGACCTACCGGCGCCGGCTCGATGAGCGTCTTGATGTCGTTGCCGATCGGGTAGCCGGGCTTCACGCCTTTGAGCGCGATGCACATCTGCGCGAGCAACTCCGAGTCAGACGCCTGCGAGTCGAACTTCGGCATCTTCTTCAGCTTGAAGATGCGCACCGCGTACGAGCCAACCGGGTGCTTCGGGTTGTCCGACTGCAGCACCTCAAAGATCGCGCGCACGCTCGTGCCGTCCGTGCGATGCTGAAACTTCTCGAGCACCGCGAGACACAGGATGTGCCGGCCGGGCTCGATGAAGGGGAAGCGAGCGCCGCCCTGCTCGCGGGCGTTGTTCATGCGGTTGTACGCTTCGTCGTCGTTTCCGTATCCGCCTTGACCGTTGCCGTAACCGTTACCGTTGTTCCACATTGCTGTTGCCTTTCTCTGTGCCGGGCGGCGCGTTGAAAGCTAGCTCTGCTTGGCCATCGCGAGCAGGAAGGGCTGCGCCGCGACTTCATCGCGAGACACCGCCACGTCATTGTCCGGGTTGACCCACTGTGTGATGCGAGCCTCGACCGTGGCATTCTGCATGCCGCCGGGCGCCTGCACACCGACCGTCTGGTGCTTGATCTCCGTGCGACGCTCCTGCACGTCGAGGTCCGCGTCGCGGAACGCGACGACGTCCGTGAAGACAGCGCGGAGGTTATCCTTGCTGCTGCCTTCGTAGAAGCGTAGCGCGAGCCCGTGATTGTAGTCCGTGTTCTTGCCCGAGAAGGGCGCCGTCGGACCGAATGTGGTCTTCCACGACGCCGGTACAGTGACCTTGCGCAGCTCGCCGTTGCGCAGAGTGCAGATGTACGTCTTCTTTCCTTCGTCCTTTGCCTTCGCCATTTTCGTTTCTCCTTTGTCCGTACAGCGCGCGAACCGGGCCTTCTATTCCGCGAACGCGCGAAGAATCATTTCTTGCCGTGCTTACGAAGGTAGGCGGCCAGACGCTCAGCCACCGCCGGTACCTCGAAAACCATACCTGCTGCCTGGTTGCAGTGCTGGCACAGGATCGCACGAACGACTTTAGTCGCGTGATCGTGGTCTACGTGAGGTGGGCGCACGTCCGAGAATGGTTGCTCGCAAACAGGACAGCATCCCCGCTGCTCGTTCCACATGCGATTGTAGTCGTCGAGCCCGATGCCGTACTTTCGACGCAGCGTTCTGTCCTTCTTCTGCTCCGGGCTGAGCGTCGCCATATAACGCTCGCGATAGGCTTTCTGCCTCGGCGCGTACTTTACTTTGTACACGTCCTTGTATTTCGCATGAGACTTACGACAAGTCGCTCTTGCTTTTTCGAGATTAGCGGCTCGCCACTCGCGCATCGCGAGCTTGGCCTTCTCGCGCAGTCCTTCAGGGTCTGCGGCCTTTCGCTTCAAATATGAAGCGTGATTTCTTTCCTTCTTCGTCATTCGGCCCACGCCCGAAGCAACTTCTGTGTGCCGAACCCCGTTCCTTCTATGTAATACGCGGCCGCGAGCGCGTCGTCGAGGTGCTTCTTCAGTTCCGGCGTGTGGCGGTAGAAGAACCCTCGACACGGGTGAATCTGACCGGGGCGATGCGTACGGCCGAGCACTTGCTCAACCTTGTTCGGATCGGGCGTGATGTGCAAGAGGAAGCTGTCTTTGAAGCGGTGCTGCAAGCCGTTCGTGCCGGTGCCGTGGGCATCGACCGAGCACAGGATGCTCCTCGAGCCGTTCTCGCCCGGGATGCTCTTCTTTTGATTACCGAGCATCGCCTCTTTGGCTGCCGGGCCGCCGCCGTACTTCGGCACGTAGCAGCCCATATCGCTGCTCAACTGACTGACCCAATCGCCGATCGCGTTGTGTTCATACCAGATGACGCCGGGCTGCTCCTGACTCCACGCGATGATGTCGCGCACGATGTAGTCGTTGAAGCACACCGCTTCAGTCTTGGCATAGACGAGCGCCTTGATCTTGTTCCAAGCCGGGAAGTGCTTCGAGGCCCACTCGGGCAGGCCCTTCTTCTTCGGCAGGAGCCCATGATGACGCGCGGCTGCGCTGATGACGAGCTTCGGCGAGTCCATATGCTCGCGCAGCTCACGTAGCTCGGCTCGTACTTCCTTGAAGAACGCTTTGCGCAGCGCCTTCCAATCGGTGACGAGTTGCTCGTCGCGCGGGAAGATGCAGCGCGGATAGATCCATCGGTAGTAGAAGCCGAACGAGATCTGCATCGCACACTCGGCGATCTCGAGCGACGTCAATAGCTCCTCGCCGTCTGGGCGCTGCGAGCCCGCTTCGCCGCCGCCTCGCACCATCGCGAGGTACTGCTTCACCTGCGTCGGGATGGGCGGGGCTTGACGTTCGACGAGCGTGAGCGGGACATCGACTGCCGGCGCGGCGGTGGTGACGACGCCACAGGTTTCTGCGACACGTCGTTTGAATCCGTCGTAGAGGTGTTCACCCGGAGCGCAAAGCTGCATGAGCGGACCCGGATCCGCGGGATCAAGCGACGGATTGATTGCACGTCCCCACTCCTGAACGATTTCGATGTTGCGCGGTAGCGGCGAACTACCCCGGAGAGCCCACATAGCGAGATGCCAGTAGTCCTCTATCTCTTTGGCGGTCATCGAACCCGACAGCGCTGCGCACAGCGTGCCGGGCGCGACGTACTGCATGTAGCGCCACATCCGTGAGCCGGTCGCGCTCGGGCGCTTCTTGCCTTCGGGGCAACAGTAGCGCAACTTGTGGGCCTCGTCGGAGATGATGGCCTGGGGCTTGAGCACGTTCTCGAGCCACACCGTGTTCTCAGGGCGCGAGAGCATCGTGTACTTCACGACATGCAGGCACGGGGCGCCGCGCTCGAGGGGCACCTTCGGATCCATCTTCTGGCACGTGTTCTCGTAGTCGATGCCGTGAAACACGATCTGCGGCATCTTGAAGTGCTGGCCGTAATACTCGTAGTCGCCCATCAACTGCGACGCGAGGCCCGCCGGCACAAGCAGCACGACGTCGTTGATACTACGGTCGTAGTAGCGCCACGCGAGCGGCGCGAGCAGGTCGATGAGCGTCTTGCCGTGCCCGACACCGATCGGTCCGAGCAACCCGCCGCAGATGCCGATCTCGCGAAGCGATTGGGCCTGGGGCAAACGCAGGCGCTCGATGCAGCCCTCTTTCGCGTGACGCTCGGGATCAAGCTCGGCGCAGCGACACTTGCGGCCCGGGATGACCGGGCGCGCGAAGCGCTCCATCATCATGTCGATGATCGTCTCGGCGCGGTCGGTGCCGTCAAGCTCGAGGTCGCGACGCGGCAGGCCGAGCACGCGGCGCATCTCGGACGAGAAGGACACCGGCGCTTTGTTGTCGCTCCATGAGTTGTGCATCGCCTGCCCGGGGCCGGGCTTCACGAGGGGCGGCACGACGATGTTGTTCCAGTCGACGGGCACGAGCTACTTGTCGAACCCGCGTTCGCAGTTGCACTTCGCGCCCTTGGTGCAGAGTTTCTCACAGTCAGGCCAATGCACGTCGCACTCACACACAACCTCATCGCAGCCGGCACAGTGGGCGGGCTCTTCCTGCTTCTCGCCGAAGATACGATCGTAGTTCTCGAGGTACTTCTTGCGGCCCTCGTTGTCGTTCGAGTTGACGATGAACCGCTCTTCTGTGAGGTATTTCATTCTATCCCCGTTTAGTCGACGTCCGAGAGCCCGGGGCGGGCGGGCTCGTAGTCGTGTGGTGCGCGGCGGCTCTGACGCTGTAGCTCGAGGATGTATGCGCCGAGCCGAGCAACGTGCTCCTCTAGCACGGCCTTCTCACGACAGAGCTGCACGACGTTGGAGTGCAGGATCTTGTTCTGCGCCTTGAGCGTCTCGATGTACTCTGCGGGCGAATCGCTCATGGCAGTCTCCACGCGATGACGCCGGCACTGACGGTGATGGCGACGACCCACACGACCAGGCTGACGAGGACGATCTCCGGCAGGGTATATTCGCGCGGTCTCTTCACCGCACGCCTCGCACGAACCAGCTATTGCACCAAGGCATGTGATAGCCGTAAGCGAAGCATCGTTTACATGTGCTTCTCACCGGACGCCTCGCACGAAAACCCAGCCCTTTTCGTTCGCGACTTCGCGCAGCGCGTCGGCGACGATTTCGTTGAGATCATTATAGAAGGTATCAAAGTGATAGGCGTCGTCCGGCGGAGGCTCGGCCTTGACCGCGGTGCGCACGGCGCCCTTCCAGCCACCGAAGCCGAGGATGCTGCCCTCGACCGGCATGCGGACATCAAGCGGGCCCTGGCGGCCGTCCCTCGTCGTGTTGTACATCTTCGCGAGCTTCTCGTTGATGTAGTCGACGTAGCCCGCGAGCGACTTGGTCGTGCGACCTTCGACGCGCGCGTTGATGAGGATGATCGTGCCGGGCGAGATGTCGGCATTTTGCTCGACCGGCACGTGTGAAGTGGACGCCGCTGCCGGTGGCGCCTGCGGTGCAGGAGCGCTGACGGATGAGGGTGGGGTCGTCGGCGCTGCAACTGCAGCGGTCGCCACCGGCGCGGCATCCTGTGACTTGTCCTTCTTCGGGCGGCCGCGCGTTGCCTTCGGCGCTTCAACGACCGGTGCCGGTGCGGCCGGCGCAGCACTATCGGCTGCAAGCTGCGGCATCGACGGCGGTGCATCGGGCGACAAGAAACTTGTCGGGGCGGCTTGCATCTGCGTGTTGTACGCCTGCGCGACCTGCTGCGTGAAGTTCTGCGCCGGGGGCGGCTGCGAAATCGCCTGCTGCACGGTCGGGCCTGGCGTCGGCTGCACATACGGCGCCGGACCTTGTGCGATCTGCTGCGCTTGGTTGCGCTCTCGCTCTAACTCCCCCAGGATCTGGAACACGTGCTGCGCTTCGTTGAGCGCGATGCCGTGCAGCGACCGGCGTGCGCCGGCCGGGGCCGGGATGCCGGGGTACTGAACGCCCGGCGCGATCGACTGACCGCCTGCGGCCGCGTACGCCTGCGCGGCGTTGCCGGCGAGCGTCGGCGTGCCGTAGCCGAACGAGGCGATGCGCTGAATCGCTTCGGTGAGGCTGGGCTGCTGTGCTTGCTGCACCTGCTGCCGCATTTGCTGCTCTTCGGCAGCGAGCTGCGCACGCATGTCGGAGGCTGGCGCCTGGGCCGTGAGCTGGGGACTGAGCTGCGGATTGGAAGCGATGATGCCCACGTCGGGCTCCTTTTTGAAGTCGGTTGCTACTTTCGAATACAGAGAGTCGATAGCAGTACGTTCGTAGGCCGTACAGTATTCCGCGTGTGGGCAGCGAGACTTCTCGCTCTGGCCCCAAGCGTGACACGCTGACGCCTCGTATGGCACGTTCTCGATGTTCTTCTCGCGGGCTACATCCTTCATGTTGGCGACAACGCCTTCGACGTAGTTCCACGTCTGCGCGCAATCGTTGATGACGTGCAGCTTCGTGACCTTGGTCGGCAGCCCCTTCTGCTCGGGGTAGTAAAGCAGGCTCAAGCGGGCGTTCTTGGTCTGCGGTCGCACACGCCGGAACCACTCGCCGTATCCGGCCATCTGGATGTCGCGCACGAGGTCGGCCTCGTGCATGAAAGTGGAGTTGCCTTCGCGGTCTTTCGCGCTCGTCTTGAACTTGAGGTCACACACCTCGACTGTGTCGGGCGGGTCGTCTTCAAATTCGCCGTCGTCGTTGCGGAAGTGTCCTCGAGCGTGCGCATAGTCGATCTCGCCGATAAATGGGACGCCGGCCGCCGTAAGGCCCGATTCGATGAAAACCTCCGTACCCTCAGGGTAGCGCTCGCCTTCCGGTAGAGGCTCGAACTGCCGGCCGTGTAGGAAGTACGACACGCGGTGCAGCTTGACGTCGATCCATAAATCAGGACCGGGCGTCTCGAGAATGTGCAGGCCCTTCAACGCGAGTGCGCTGAGCGATTTGTCGCCGGTTCGCAGGTAATGTTTGAGCTTGCCGTCGAGCGCGATGCCTTTGTCCTTCGCGACGCGCGACGCATCGTGTTCGGCTTCCTTCTTGCCGAACACGTAACGGTACGCCCAGCGTCGCGGGCAGCCACCCTTCGTGCGCCGGTCGAACATCTTCACCGCCGACACCGAGGCGTACTTGAGAACGCCATCGATGATTGTGTGGCCGGTGTAGTCCATTATTTCGCCTCGCGGATTTGCTTGTCGGTTGGGTACGTCTCGACACGGATCAGCTCGAGGTCGGTCTCCGGGTACGTCCGGAACCAACGCTGGACGTCGTTGAGAAAATATTCGCCGATGTAGCCGTTGTCGGCGCGATTCGTCGGCAGCCATTGCACGTACGTGTCGCCACGCTCGCGCATCGGCTTGCGGTACCACAGGCGGCACGTGTTACGCAGCTTGCCCTTCGAGGAATTCCTCGAAATGAAGTAGACCCATACCAAGCGTTCACTGACCATTACGAACCGCCGCGAACGCGTTGGCTGCGTTCTCAAGATGCGACCACAGTGTCGGCATAGTCGAGCGCAGGTAGCGACATTCGCGTACGGCTTTCTCAAGCTGCTCGGCTGCTAGCGCGATGTCGCAGAGCCTGGCGTTGTCGGCCGCCAAGAGCGTAACAGCCGCCTTCAAATCCCCGTTCATAGAAGTTCCTGCAGGTGCCCGGCGAGCGACGTTGCGCCGCCGGAGACATACTGACCGTTCCCTCGGTTCGGGTACGTGTGCACGACGATGCCGACGAGGTCGCCGCTCATGTCGTACAGCCCGCTGCCAGAGTTGCCGGGCTCTACCGTAAGGTCCATACGGATGTCGCCGGGCGGATCGTCCGGGTGCATCACCAAACCGCAGCGTTGTTCGCGGCGTGGATACCCGACCGACGTGCAGACCTCGTCGCCCATCTGCGGCACGGCTCCGAAACGCACGGGCGGGGCGTAGAACTTCTGCGTGAACGAAATGATCTCCATGCGCGCGAGGTCGACAGCGTCCGACGCGAGCACCGTCATCGGGTAAACGAGGTACGTCGCGCCCGTCGCGGTCTCTACCGCGAACGAACACACGTCGCTGGGGTCCTCTTGCTCGGCAACGTGGCCGGCAGTCAAGAGCGAGGTCTCGCTGATGATGACGCCTGAGCCGTACCACGCGACCTCACCGTTCGGACCAACGCAGTGCACGGTGATCTGCACGGCCGCGTCCCAGTACGCAGTGAAATCTGGTCCGGCTTCGACCGTGTCGAGCTTGCTGTCACGGTAACAGCCCGCGTTCGCAATAAGCCCGATCAAAAGTACGAGCAAGCCGGCGAACAAACCACACGCGAACGGTTCAGTCTGGGACTTCATCACATGTCTTCTTTTGACGGAACGTCGGGGGCGGTCATCGCATTCCGCAATATGTAAGTTATACCCCGCTCGGGCTTCCTCGTCACCGGGTTGAGCGGGCGCGCGGCCTCTTCGATGAGACCTTCCTCGAGCAGCTTGGACCGTGCGGCGTTGAGGCGGTTGCCTGCGATACCGGCGGCCGTCATCATTTCGTTCCACGGGCGCCCTGCCATCTTGCGAATAATCTCGACGAGACGCTGGCAGTCGTTCGCCGAGGTCTCTACCGCCCGCTTCGTGCTGCCGTCGCCACCCATCTCGGCGCACGCGGCTTGGTCCGCCCAGAACTTGCCGACGTCGAGCTGCGCGCGCAGGCCAACGAAGCCGACATCGCCGACGCGACAACGCGCGACCGCGAGCCGACCGGGCTTCGGGTTGCCTTCGTGTAGCTTGGCGATGTCGAGGAACAAGATCGTCGCGCAGTCGAATTCGATGTCGCCGCTCTCCTTCGCCGCCTTGAGATACGCGGTCGGATCGTTCGCGGCGCGGATCAGCTCCATCTGTTTGGAGCTATAGAATTCGCGGCTCGTCGAAAAGACGCCCAGCACCGCGGTATCCCAATGCTGCGAGATCACTCGGTGCCTCATCGTCAGCTCGCCGACCTTGTGCCGCATCTGATCGTTGGAGCCGCGCGCCATCATCTGGATGTAGTCGTCGGCGACGATCGGTGAGACGCCGCACTCCTGTGTCATGCGCGCGATCTCGGTCTCGATGCTGCCCATCGGGTCGTTGCGATCGAGGTCGTCGCAGCCGAGCAGCTTGATGCGCGTGCCACGCACGGCTTCCGCCATCGCGCTCTGCGAGACCTTGCCCTTCATGCCGTCACGCCACGGAAACGACATCTTGTGCGCGGCGTAGCGGACGAACAGCTCGTAGCGCGGTAGCTCTGTCGAGCAGTGCAGCACGGGCCGTTGTTTGGACAGCTCGAGGAGCCAGTGACCGACGAGCGCGCTGTTGTGTACGGCGACGCCTTCATAGGCGAACGAGTGATCTGTCTCGACGGTTAAACAGCGACAACGGCCGGTGTCGATCTGCTCGATTGTACGAATCTGATCCGGCTGCAGCACGTGATCGAAATCGTCACGCTTGAGACCCTGTGCTCGGTGCACCTTCTCGTTACGGATGCGAGGCGCGACGTCCCTCATAAACTTTGCGCAGACATCTTGTGATCGGGCTGCGACGTACCACACCTTGTACCCGTCGCCTTGTCGACGTGTGATGATGTTCTTGGTCTTATGCCGAACCCGGAAACTAAGGCCCAGCTTCGAGAACAGTTTTTGATGGTCCTTGGTTAGTTGTTCGCTTACGGAGGCTGCTTCGATTCGCACACACGCGCTGTGAGTGTCGCGCCGATCTTCAATTCCGCCGTCGCATGCCCAATAGGCCGCCAGGTACTCGGTTACCACGGCGGCACTGCCCGCGAGGATCGCCGCCGGCACGCGCTTCGTGTACGACGTCTGCCCTTCGATGCCGTGTTTCCTACACCACTCTCGCGCCCCTCCGACGGGCGGGCCGTGTTTTCGCCCCTTGCGCGCCCGACGATGTGCGATCGGGCGAATGCGTTTACCGTTCGGGTTTCGACGAGTACCGGTAGGACTGTCCAGTAGGACTATACAGATGGCCTTGCCCGGGCAGGCGTAGCGCTTCGTGTAGAAGCCGAGCGCCCCGGCACAGTGCTCGAAATCGGCGAGTGTTTCAGGATCGGCGTTCGTGAACCGCGCAGCGCTACCCTTGGTCTGCAAATGCCCGTCACCGATCAGATAGCCGAGCAGCCGCGCCTCCTCCGTCGACACGGTGTCTCGTCCCGAATCCTCGACCGGGTGCACTTCGGCCAGGTGGTCGTCGACGGTTAACTGGTCGGCGCGAATCCACCCTCGTGCTGTTAACAGTGAGTGGTCGCCGGCAACCTTGACGACCCGTCCGGCGGCCGTAGTAATGGTGTAGAGCGGCAGGAGGCCCTGCTCAAACACTTCGGTGACGTTGCGGAAATGTCCGCTGTGTGCCAACACCCGGTCGCCGACACGAATGTCCGCCAGTCGCACGTACCCTCGCGCCTGCTCAAGCACCAGGCCTTCCTCCCAGCACGGTTTGCCCGCGGACGGCGGGCCGATGACGCCACAGACTTGCCGCGTCGCGAAGCCGCCGCCCATCAGCTCGTCGAGCGGATCAAAGCCTGTCGAGTAGAAAATCATCGGCGGCTGCGATTTCAACGCGACGGTCTCGAGCCACTCGCTGCGTGACGGCGGCCGATCGATTTGATGCGGCGCCATGCCGGCGCTCTCGAGCGAAGCCTGGATGAGGATGCGGTCCCGCTGCGCGCCTCGCGGATTGTTCCACTGCTGCGAGGCGCGGCATGGCGAGCCGAACAGCCGATCGTCGGGCCACGGCGGACTGCACGTCGCGTTGTACGCGCGGATGAGTGGTGTCGCCTCTTGCGGCGCGAGCGCGAAGTCGTTGACGAGGATGCCCCATGCGGTGCGCGTGTGGCCTTGCGGACTCACACCCTTGATCTCGGGGCCGTGCCGCATCAACGCCTCTTGCGCCGCGCGCATCACGTCCGGCGTCGCTGGCGGATAGTCGTGTCCGAGCGCCGCCGGTGCTTGCTCGGGGCGCTTGATGGCTTCGGCGAGCGCGGGCACGAGCGCCGCCGGCAGCTTCTCCCACGGCGCGCGGCCCTCTTGCCAGCGATACTGCCCACCGCTCTTGTGCATCGACGGCGCAGCGACGATGAAGTTGTTGCCGCGCAGTGTGATGCGTTTGTCGTACGAGCCACGAATCGCGAACGACGGGCGCTTGGCGAGCACGTGATGACAGCCAGAGCCGCTAATCTGCACGGTCGTATCGGTCTCGCCGTAGGTTTTCTCTATTTCATCCCAGGCCTGGTACGCCTCGGGCTTGTCGATGTCGAACCCGATGAGGTTGCTCGGGGCGAGCGCAATGCCGATATTTGCGTTCGGATATTGACCCCACCACGCATCAATCTGCTGTGGGTTGATCGTCGCGTCGTGCTGGCCGCGCTCGGTGATCGGATGCTTGCCTGTGTCCTTGCACTGTCCGCCCGCCGGACACGCGCACGTGAGATCCGCATTGACGCCCCACACCGGCAAAACGTGCCAGCCGATGCTAGCGTAGTAGCGCGCAGCTTGATGCAGCGGTGTAGTCATATGGGGCGGTGAGGCGCCCGATCCGCCGTCACACGCGCCGCCCGAGACATCGAGTGGCGGCGAACCGGGCTAACAGATCGAAGCGTACCTCGTTCCGTAGGCTGGGCTACACGTACCTGGCGCTGAGCTTGCGAAGGCGCTGATACAAGGGGTTATTTTGGCGCGCCGGGAATTCCAGTTCCTCGCCGTACCCCCACGGCGTCTGCTTGTCTGCGTCCCACCCGGTGACAGACTTGATGACGATTCGCCGAGCGTCCGTGCGCTTGACAACTTCGACGAGGAACCAGCGCGCGCCTGTGTCGATGAACCACGCCCGTGCGCCCGGCAGGTAGTGCGTGCTGGATTTCCACTCGGGCTCAGCGTCGATCTTTACGGCTGGACTTTTTTCTTTGTCCCCGTCGACCGACTTGTGTTTGTAATATGTGACGGCGCCCGTCTTGAGATCGCGCACCGACTTGTAGAGGTTGCCGATCGACAGCATCCTGACAACCGGCCCGTGAGGCCGCCCGACCATCGGCTTCCACTTAAGGCCTTCTGGCACCGACGCGCATTCGACGTAGTCCTCTTTGCGAAACTTGATTGTGGGCATGGGCTACCTCTTCACGTACGGCGTTTCGGTTTCGACGACCGTGAGCTTGAGACCGTCGCCGAGATCGACGAGTGATTCTTCAACACGCTCGGGCTCACTTGGCGAGTCGTTCGCGCCGAGCGCGCGTAGGGTCTCCTTGAGGACCTCGTGCTCGTCCTCGAGCGCATTCCATCCGACACAGGCGTGCTCGGCGGCCTGCCTCCAGAACTTCGCGACGGTGTTGAGGTCCTCGTTTGCGTTCTTCAGCGCGATGATTTCCTCGCAGGCCTCGATAAGTTTTCGCTCGGTCTCCTGAAGCATCTGCTCCATGAGGGCTATCGCAACGGTGCTCATGGGGTTCATACGCGCGAACGGCCTCCGGTATTCCGGCTGGACTTTTCCGTCGGACTTTCGGCCAGACTTTTTCGGTTAGACTTATTTCGTTTTTTCTTCTGGCTAGCGCGTATTGTGGCCCGGAAATCAAGACACGAGGGCCTTGTCGAGAAATCAGGACATGCGCTCGGGGGCGCGCAGGCGTAGGCGCGCACGATCCGTGGTGCACGTGCACCGAGCGCATCGCTACCCGATCGTTACCCCACACATAACCCAACCGAGCGATTGAGCGGTGTCTACTCGTCAACATGAAAATTTCAATCCTCAGCATCGACGCGTGGAATGGTCCGGGTGGTTGGGAGTGGAACAACTGGCATAAGATCGGCGAGATCGACTCCGATACACTTGCGACGCTAGATACCGACGAAAAAATCGTCGACTGGCTCGCGAATGAAGGCATCCTGAAACCCGGTCTTGTCCTCGGTAAAACCGTCGAAGTAGACGACGATCAATACAACACGGTGATCTGCGATCCGAGCGTGATTGATGCGCCAGAGGATTGCGACGGTGAGAGTCATCGTTGCGAGCACACTCACACCGCGATGCCTGTCTTCGCTATCGCCTACGGGGAGGCGCAATGACCTCCAACATGCAAGCGACGTTTGCGTGGCTCCGGGCGCGCGACGCGATGTGTCCGGGCTGTAAGAGGTGCCGCGGACCGATCGTCTGGACGTGTCAGGAGTGCGGCTTTATGACCGCGCTACCGACGTGCGTGACGCCCGGATGGCACTATCGGCCGGACGAGATCCCGTCGGCGATTAGTGCGTGCACCGGACGTTTCGAGCGCGCTAACCCAGACGTAACCCAACCGACGGCGAAAGATGGAGTCTAGTAGCTATGAAACTCCAATCCTTCAAATCCTGGGACGAAGTCCTAGCGGCCGCACGTGCTGGCGATCTTCTCTGGTACCAAGCACCGCTCGATCGCGTCCCGCGCTGTGTCCGCGTCGTGCGTGTGTTCAAGAACCGCTCGATCCGGATCGATCCGTTGAGCAATCAAGCGGACAACTTAACGGCGAACGAAACGCATCTAGCGCGCTTCATGCGGAAGGAGATCGCCAATGCCGGATAAGAGCCAAAACTCACACATCGAGCGCACGGTTTACGTCGCTTGCGAAGTGCAACCCGGTGGATCGATCCGCTACGGCAATTGGGAGGACTCCGAGGAACGTGCGAAACGTTGCGGCGAATGCCTCGGACGCGGTACCGTGCACGATCGATCATGGCGCGACGTGCGCTGTGAATTCTGCCGCGGTACCGGGCGCGTCCGGCCGTTGCCACTCACGCTCATCGACTACGCGAGCGGTAGTGACTACAGCGGATCGCTCGTGGAACACTCCAACTACCGCACGCTTAAAGCTGAGTTTCCGTGGCTTGTCGAAATCCACGGCTCGCACGGTACGTTTGCGCTGGGCTACCTCGGCAAGCGCAAAAACCAAAACCCAGCGCTCATCGAGGCGATCGATTCGCTCTGCAGCTACTGTGTTTACTCCGACGACGATCACTCCGAGCTTGAGCTAGAAAAGACCGCCGAGGCTTGGGCGGACGACGGGCGAAAGGACTTCAAGCGCGAGCTAGAGAAATACTTCAACGCACTCTATGCGCCCGACGAGCACGACCTGGATCTCGCAAGCGACGAGCGGATCGATGCACTCTGGTACGCCGCAACCGAGCGTTTGTGTGGAGGTGAGGACCATCTCAACGAGCAAGGTGACCAGATCTACTTCCCGATCTCGCGAGTGATCGAAAAGTTCCGGCGCTCGTGGCCAGGCATGAGCCGCAACGGATATGACGGATCGCCTAGCCTCGATGAGATGCTAGTGCGCCTTGCCGAGGACTGCACAATCAACACTGCTAACACGGAGTCTGACAATGTCTGATCTCACGCTCTTTCAAGTCATCGCTACCGAGTTTCGCACCGCGTTTACCAAGGACAACCCGCGGCAAGTCTACACACTCAAGGACGGTAGTCCGCAGTGGATGACCAATGCGATCTACGCGGCACACAAGGCCGTTGACGATCGCATGCCGGACGACTGGATTTACGAGGCGTGCTGCGCGTGCGTCGACGAGATGACCGAGCTTAAAACCGTCGACGATGACAGCGCGAGCGATGCGAGTTACGAGATCGCAGATCGTCAGACGGAAACCAACACACACGCGCTACTGCAGTGGCTTGCAAGCAACATCCGTAACGCGGATCTCGTCGACGAGGCTAACGAGGCGTTCGGTACTTTCGAGTCCTACGCTGAGTCGAAACAGCTTGTGCGCTCGCGTAGAGTCGAGGCGCCTACGATCGTACACATGATTCAGCTAGGCCAGTTGCACGCTCTGCAATCGATCTGCGAATCCCTCATGTCCGCCATTCGGACACAGGTCACAGCGCGTGAGCCGGAGTATTACGCGGCGCACGATTGCCCGCAGTGCGACCCGATCGACCATTGCCCTCACGGTGAGTCTGAACCCGGAGTCATCGATCCCGACGCGGGGCCAGACGAAGTGTTCCGGATCTTGACCGAGAATGGTGATCTGTGATCCTGCTAGGCCTGTTTGTTTTCGCCGTAGCGCTCGTGACGATGAGCGCGCGGTTACTCGGACCCTCGGAGCCTGAACGTGCGCCACAGAGCGATTCAGGCTGGCTAGACGCTGCATTGTTCCTGCTACTCCTGATCGGGACCGTGCGCGCTGCAAGGCGCAAGCGTGACGATGAGGATTGCAGTCTTTAGCGTCGCTACCCCACACATACCCGTTCCGAATGAAACTGACCTCTGAACCGTTTGTCAACGCATCATGATTACCAAAAAGCTACTCAAAGAGTGGGGCGCATGTTGGTCTGACGAACAGATCGACACGTACCTGAAATCCGCCAAGCGTAAATCCGTTAGCCCGCGACACGTCGCGCAAGACACAACGATCTCCCTCGACGATCGGTTGTGGGTACTCTGCAAAACGCTCGCGCATCTGAGCGAGCCATGTGCTCGTTACTTTGCAATCGAATGCGCGCAAACCGTCGCACATCTCGCTGGCGATGAGGGCGATCAAGCGCAGTATCTCGGACTTCTGAACCAACTCTGCGAGATCGAGGATCTACCCGAGCAAGATCGGGACGCAGCGCGGGCCGCAGCGTGGGCCGCAGCGTGGGCCGCAGCGCGGGACGCAGCGCGGGCCGCAGCGTTGGACGTAGCGTGGGCCGCAGCGCGGGCCGCAGCGTTGGACGTAGCGTGGGACGCAGCGTGGGCCGCAGCGTGGGCCGCAGCGCGGGCCGCAGCGTGGGCCGCAGCGTGGGACGTAGCGCTGACAGCTGCAATCGATCGCGCCCTGATTTGGCTCGGCGATTTTGCGGAGGGATTCTAATGCCTACTGCCATTCTTCATGGTTTCCAAGTCGTGGACAAAAACGATCAGCCACTATCAGGTATGTGCACGACTAGCACGATCAAGCGTGAGGCGACGACGATTGCTCTCTCTGACTACCCCGTCGCTACCCGAACACGTTGCAACGGATTGTCAGACTAGGAGTCTACCGAGCATGCAAACGAAAACGATCAAGGCTAGCGAGCTAGCCCCAGGCATGATGGCTGCGTTTGGCTTCTACGGCCCGATTAGCAAGATCACCGCAGTGCGCCAAAACAACACGCGTACAGGCGTGATCGTCGAGACTGCCGATCGCGACTACCCGCTTTACTTCCGTAACAACGCAAAAATCGAGATCGGAGCATTCTAATGCTGAAAACTGCCAAACACATCGAGTCACGCAAGCATATCACCGCGTACGGTTATGATGCGATCAAGCACACGTTCGAGCTGAACGAGCCGTATCAGCGTTGTCAGCGCGTGACGATCTCGCTCTGCAATGACGATTCGGCGGATCGCACAATCGTCTACAGCGATCGAGTCAATGCGTACGATCGGCCTGAATCACTCTTCAGCTTGCCCGGCATGGAAAACCCGCGAGACGTTCTCGAGCACATCGGATACGATCTGCAGCCGTGCGACCTACCGACGATTCCCGAGCGCGCGTCGATTCGCCGGGCACACACGTTTCGTCGCGGCGATCTCATGATCGCGACGGAGTACGCCGAGGAATTCGGGCTCAAAGCGGGCGCACCGTGTCTCATCGAGGAGCTGACAACGTGGAGTGTTTCTAGCTCGCGCATGACGCTCACAACCGACGACGAGCGCTCGATCGAGGTGTCGATCCGTCACCCGGGCTTTCGTCCCGCGCGCTACCGCTGGACTGTCGAGATCGAAGTTGACGCGGTATGGGTCGCGGACGGATTCGATCTCGACGATCGGAGCGCTAACGACATGCTGCAAAATCGGCTCTCATGGGCGCGTGGTTCCGAGGTGAAAGCGCGCGTGATCGCATCGCCCGATCCCGAGGACGTTGCGAAGGAGCAAGGCTACAAAAGCGCGACAGATCGTAAGGCACGTAAGGGGAAATCGTGAGCGCTTGCAACGGCCCGAGCTACTGCGAATGCGCTCGCTGCGTCGCCGACGATATCGAGCACGCCTACAAATGCGTTGTGACGGATCAGCGCCCGTCGTGCGCGTTGAGTCTGCTCGCGCTCTGGGAGCGCCCCTGGTCGTCCAACGCCCTACGCTGGGCAGCTCACGTTTTACAGCGGGCTTGGAATCGAGGCCTAGACGTGTTGGAGTCTGGTTTCGATGAGCTGAACGACTCGATCGAGCGCCCGCTACCGGACGATTAGTGGTCTGACCAATTCATCACGCGGGCGCCTTGATCGGGCGCCTTTCGTCGTTCGCGGGGCATTGGTAGCGTGCGCTAGAAATTCATTAGCTCATCGTAGGCGCACGTTCAGGGGTCTGGCGCGATAACGAGGCACCCTAGGCTATCGATGCGTCCTAGAGCGTGTATACTCGGGTATACAAAACGAGGGGTTTCGAATCGCCGCATATGACCTAGTTCCCCTACGGGGAGAACTAGTCTAGGTAATATGCTTTACCTTTCAGGTACTTACAACGAGTAATGTAGCTTACGTTTGTCAACGTTTGTTGCCTAAGGTTTCATGCAGTTACACGATAATTTCAACGAACGTTGACAAACGTTAAGTCTAACACCAAATAATTTATTTTTGTGAGGTCATACACAGAAAGTCACGATGACAAGATCGTGACGAATGACCATATATGACCATACGTGTAAGTGCTGAATAGCTCGTGGCAGACATAGGACCGTTAGGTGTGATCTAGTGCGACAACTTGTCACACGTGCGCCTCTGTCGTGGCCCAAAATGATAAGCGGTGCGACAAGCTGTCACACCTCGCATGCGAGCGCCTAGCAGACGACGATCGGGCCTGTAGTTGACCTTACGCTAGTCAACGTTGACTGCCTGCAACGTCCGGGGCTTAGCGAGCGCCTGTCAACGTTGATTGGCGCGCGGTAGCGCGAGTACCGGGATTGCTGCGTGCGCAGCAAAGCTCGGGCGTACACAGCGCGGGCGCGTTGTGTCACGCAGCGCGTCATAGCCCAGCACAATCAACGAGTTAGCTAGGGGGCGCCAGACCCTAGGTGAGCTGAGGTCGCCAGCCCTCGAGGACGTAAGTGGGCATAGCCGCTAGCGTTTTAAGGTCCTCGATCGGGTCCGGGGGTGGGGGTGGTGTGCACCGGCGGCCACTAACCACTACACACGAACTGAATAAACTTGAACTAGTCAAATGGCTGTAATTATTATAGAAAAAATATAAATTGAAATGCGTTTTCGACGATCCGCCCAAAATCGCCCATTTTTCGCCCTCGACCCTCGCAATCAGTGGTAAATTCTAAAAATAAATCCACCCTAGCGGAATCCTTACGGAATTAAATAGGTCGACACGAACCGCCCGCGCAAACAGCGAATTAATTTAAATCCCCGACCGATAAATCCGCACGGTAAAATTCCAGCCTAAAAATTGTTTTCGTTCGCCGTCCGATTTTTGGAAAATAAATCCGACGACCGGTGTCTATCGTTCATGCCGCCCAAAAAGAAAAAAGCCGACGTCTCTAAGGTGGTCGCTTACGTGCGAGTATCAACGGATAAGCAGGCCGAACAGGGCCTTTCGCTGGACGCTCAGCAGGAGTGTTTGTTGAAGTACGCCGACCTCCACAAAATCGAAATTGTCGCCATCGAAGCCGACTCGGCGTCCGCAAGTTCGCTTGAGCGCCCCGGCCTGCAGCGCGCTCTGAACGCCCTCGAGACGGGCGAGGCGAGCGGGCTCCTCATCGTCAAGCTCGATCGCCTCACGCGGTCGGTGCGGGATCTGGTGGCGCTGATCGACGAATATTTCCGCGACGACCAGGCGTTGATCTCGGTGTCCGAACACATCGACACCGGCTCGGCCGCCGGACGCTTGACGCTCAAGATCTTGACCACGGTTGCCGAGTGGGAGCGCGAAGCGATCGGCGAGCGCACGTCGGCGGTTATGCAGCACATGAAAGCCGAAGGCATGTTCACCGGCGGCTTCCCGCCGTTCGGTTTTCAGATCGGCAACGGCGTGCTCCTCGAGTGTGAAGAGGAGCAAGCGGTCATCAAAGAAGTGCGCGCGGCGCGCATGTTCGGCGAAACCCTTCGCGGCATCGCGAGACGCACGATCAACCCGCGCACGGGCCGAACATTTCACCCGACGCAGATTGTGAGGATGCTGTGAACGATGCGAAGTTCTGTCGCTACATCGCGATCTACTACACGCCCGATCTGACCGAGATGGGTCCCGACCTCGAAGAGCACGAACAGCTGCACGCGCCGGACGAAGAGATCACGGCCGCCGAAGCGCACCGTCGCGCCGAGTCGCTCGCACCGCGCCACCCGGACGCATGGGGTCACGAAGTCTACGAGCGCAAGAACATCCACTACGACTTCGGGTGGGAGTGGGACCTCGAGCTTGTGGAGAAGCCGTGAGGCGATTCGGCGTTGAATACTGCGACGAAGGCGGCACGCTCTTCGACAGCGAGGGCAAGCCGATCCACCACACGTGGAGCGTCGTCGATCGCAAGCACCGCGACGCCGACGGTCATCCGCAGATCGTGCACACGGCGCTCACACGCCGCGAAGCGCGACAGGTTGTAGACGAAATGACTGCCAAGGCTGCAACGGAAGGGATCGACTGATGGGCACCTGTTACTACTTCTGGCGACCCGACAACGAGACGCTGTTCGACATGGATAAAGCGAGCGGCCTGCGCGACCTGCTTAGCAAGGAGCCCGTCAAGCTCGACGACCTCGAGACCGCGATCGGGCTGTGGTACGCGGATTGGCCGTCGCGCGGCATGAATGCCGACGCGCCCGATCTCGCCAACGCGATCAAAGAATTCGCCGATGGTCATCCGATCTTCTTCGTCAGCGAGCATGACGCCGTGATCGACGCTCTGTACGATAAGTACGGCTCGGCCTTCTACCGCGTCACCTACGACCGCTTTCGCGAAGGGTTCAAGAAATGAATCAGAAACAACGACACGAAGTACGCGTGCGAGCCGGTATGATGCTACTCGTGTTTCACGAAGTCGGCGACCATGTCGGGCAGCGCGTTTGCGAGATCGTGCTTCGCGCGCTCGACTACGCCGAGAGTGAGCACACACAGGACGCCAACTGCTGCGCGGGTGATTGTGACTCGTGCTCGGCGCGACCGGCGCTAGAGAAGCTCGAGGAGCTGATCGGCGGGCCCGAAGGAAGCCTCGCGTTTCCCGCGAAGACGACTTGACGCCGAGATCCACTCAATGAGACCGAAGCCTATGCGCGACCGCACCACACGCGATTTCCCATCGGCGCCGACGCTGGTGCTACCGATCGACTGTATAACCGCGACGGCGCTACACTCGCTCGCCAGAGCCCTCGAGCGCCTCGCTGCGTTTCACAGGGAGCGCGGCGGCGCGGCACCAGACGCGCCTTGTCTGACGCACGTTATGGTCGAAGACCGGGGTGTGATTGCGCGCGTGCGATCAGGGGACCGCACGTACAAACTCCTGCTCGTCAAAAACGATTGGGAGTTTCGCTAGCGTGGCGATTTAAGTAATACGCGAAACTTCCGCCCCTGGAAGTTTCCTGTATTACTTCATCGCACGCATCGTGCCGATATAGAGGCCCGCGCCCTCTGGGAGCAGGAGCCACCACCCGACATGCAGGACGGCCACGAGGCCGATACAACCGACCGCCCACATCGCCACCGAGCACCTAGCCGCTAGTTCGGCTCGCCGCGCGTTCACCGCTTGCACGTAGCGAGTCTCGAGAAAGTCGCTGGAGGCAGCGAGCAGGAAGACCATCACGGCCACGATGATGTTCAACGGCATGAGTTATTTTGACGCATGACGCGATGCGGTAGAAGTCGTGTAAGTTACGGAGAAATTTCGAGCATAAGGCGTGTTGATTGTGGCGACTTGGGGAGCCTGTGCGCGACCGTCACAATCCAAATTCGGTAAGTCTTTGAAATGCACGGGACGTGAGCCGGTTCGGCGTTTGCTTTATAGGGCGCGCGGAGAGGAAAAGGAAAATGGAAGAAATCGGAAAACAGCGTCTGGTTGTGGATTTGGTCGAGCAGGCCCGGCAGCTTCGTTTGCAGGCCGAAGCGCTCGAGAAGAAGGTGGAGCGGTCTCTGGCGCGCGGCACACAGCGCGTCGTACGCCCTCAGAGCGTGGTCGTGAAGCCGGTGCAGGGGCCGTACTACGTAGGGGATGATGGTCCGACCGAGCAGCTCATGGGCGTCGTGAAGCTGATGCTCGAGGAGCGGCCGCTGCGCTTTCAGGAGATCCTCGACGCCACAGGCGCACGCGACAACCGCGTGAAGGGCGTCATCATGCGCCTACAGCGCGAGGGTGTGCGTGTGGTCGATGTCGCGCCAGAAGGCACCGGCAAGGCGTTGTGGTTCATCCCTAGCGACGCGGTGCTTGCGCGATTGACGCGCGTGAAGCGTGCAACCGAACGCCGGTAGTGCTGTCTTAGAGATATGCAACCAGAAGTGTCCCGCCCCCGTAACCGTCGTTTCGAAATCGTCGCCGTCTGGCTCGGGTGGGCGGCGCTAATGTTCTGGCTCGGCGCCACGTGCGGCTGTACACCGCGCCAGCGAAAGGCGACGCTGGCGGCCTCGAGTACGACGCTGCTAGCTGTCGATTGGAAGATGTCCAGCGACTACACGGGGGAGTGCCGCGAGATGAATCCGATGATCGGCGAGTGTGGCCAGCGCGTGCCGGTTAATTTGTATTTTCCGGTTGTTATCGCGGCGAACCTCGCGCTCGGCTACTTCCTCGGCGAAGCCCCGCTAGGGGTCATGACCGGGCTTGAGGGTCACGTGGTACTTCGGAACGCAACAACGGACTAGATGCTACGCTTACAACATGCCGTTAGCCCACATCCTCGCCCCTTTGATTGCCCGTAAAGCCGAAGAGATCGCCGCGGCGACCGGACATCCGTCACCGAAGTCCGTCGCGTACCTCCAGCCAGAAGCTTTGCCGCCGGTGAGCACTCGCCTGAAGGCGTTCGCTGCGGGCGCCGACGCGTCGCGCAAGAGCGGCTACGCACCTGAAGCTCTCGGTGCTGGCGCCGGTTCGGCGCCGCAAGCACCGACGGCAGAGGGTGTGGTGTCGGATGCGGCTCGTGGCGGAGTGCGAGGCTATCTGCAGTCGATCGGGGCACCAGCGTTTCAAGATCCGAACGTTGCGCCAATGATCGAGCAAGCCCTCCCTGGCATTAGCGGCATGCCCCAACCGTTCCGGCAGGGCGTCTACGGTGTAATCACGAAGCCGACGCCGGCCGCGCAGGGCATGACGCCTCAAGCGAACGCGGGCCCACCGATCGATATGTCGAAGCCTTTAGTGATGCGCGGAGGCCCACGCAAGATTGCCCTCGATGCGGGGCAGCCCGTCGGCTACGACGAGATGGGCCGTGCCGTCGACACAAAGGGTAAGAAGCTCGGTTATCTTCAAGAAGCCCGCCCAGGGCGAACGCTAGAGCGCAACCGCGGCGACGTAAATCAGGGCGCGAGCGATCGGTTTGGGATGGGCAAGCTCGCTGATGATTACACGAAGCTCGAGAAGCAATACAAAACGGAATTCGAAGACTTTAAGGCAAACGGCTATCGATGGCCGTCTGGATATTTCGATAACGTCAACGACAAGGACGCCAAGGCGACGAAGATCGCGGTGCAGCAGATGCGCGACATCAGCACGGACATTGATCCGAAGACGAAACGCCCGATGGCGTACTAGAGCGTATGTCTCTAAGTAAAGCCGGCAAGGTCCGCCTCGCAATGTAGCGAATAGGTCGCGGGCCTGGCGTGTTGTATCGATATGCACCAGGACAGTCGTGAGGGTGATAAGCCAGAAGAGCCGAAGACCGAGGCGCCGTCGGATATGAAACACGGCCCCCGGCGTAAGGCGCCGGTTGTTTATATCGGAGAACACGTCGGCAAGTACCGCACGATGCACCAGGACGTCGAACGCAACGCGAACGGGTCGCTTAGTGGTATTCGCAACAAGATCTCGCGGCGCATCATCCGTGCTGCGTTTAAGCGCTCGCACAGTCGCGTGGAAGTGCAGATCGCGAACGCGCGCGCTTTGAAGACACAGGCGTTCGAAGTCGCACGTGAGAACAAGAAGAGTACGCGCTGGGCGCGGCGCCTTGTCGACAAGGAGCTGACCATCCATCAGCCTGTGTATGCGCCGGATCAGAAGGCTCTACGCACGATGCGCACGGCCGCCCGCAAGGCGAAGCGTCGTGGCGAAGCGAAGCCGATCGACGACGCGATCTCGGCGGTCGTCGACCGCATGTCCACGGGGAAGTGATGCGGGATCAGATCGGATACACGCGCCTCGAGACGGATCCTGAGTTTGTCGCGCGCGTGCGGCAGAAGTATCCGTGGTGGCATCAATTCACGAGCAAGAAGGACATGCCGAGCGGGGAGCAGCTCGACGTCGACGCTTACTTCTCGTTCGGCATTCAACGCAAGATCGTCGAGGTCATACCGTGAGGGGCTTCCGATTTGTCGGTCGTGTCGATCTCGCGTCCGCGCGCGACTTCGACGAAAGCGATTTGCTATTCTTCTCGCCGAACGAAGAAGGTGGCGAGTGGCGTACAGGCGCAATTCGCGCTCGAAATTTCGATCTTTTTCAATGCCAGACGTTCGTCGTCATGGGACTCTGCCCGAGCGACTACGTGTTCGTCGCAACCGCTATCGGAGAAGGAGCGTTCTGTGTCGAAGAAGACAACGTCGACTGACCCGCTCATCGTGTGGCTCGAGGGCGTCACGCCAACCACACCGTTCACGGTCGAGGACGCGAAAGAATTTTACGACTTGATCAAGAACGCCGCCGGCGTCGACTCGAAGGTCGAAGTACACGGCACCGATCACCGCTTCACACGTGTGCACGTGCTTATTCGCCGAGGGGCCAATGTCATCGACCGCATCATCGACGTGGTTTGAAACCGCCCGTGAGCTGACGCGCGGCCACACCTTTGTGGTGTGGAAATGCCGCGCCTGTGGAAAGCTGGCGGTGAGCGGTGGAAACACGCCGAGCGCGTGTTGCTGTCTACGGCTTCGCTGAACGTGCCACGCGCCACGCTTCAAACTCGACGGCTAGGCCCTTCTCGGTCATGAATTCAGCAAGTTCGTTCTGAAAGGCGCGGCGGGCCTCTACCTCCGCCCCGATAGACTGGGCCTCCCTCACGAATGCGGCGAACACGTCGCCGTATGTGACGGGCGTTTTGTGGAGGGCGGGCTGAGCGGGGAGCGTAGGGGCTGGTTTCTTTCTCATTTGCACCTAAATGTTGCATCGCGTCAACGATGTGACAAGTGTTTAGGTGCATATGGGACGAACGCCCAAGAACGATTATTCCGGCCTCGCCCGTATAGCGCGCGCCCACATCAAACGGGCCGACGCCCTCGGCAAGAGCCTCGATGAACGCATGAAGGTTAAGAGGGAGGCGTCCGACATGTGGACGCCAGACGAGGATTGGCGGCGGGATTACGCGGCCGTCACTACCGCGATCCAGCATGCCACGAATAGTCTCGTTCGCGCGCTCGAGGGCAACAAGAAAGACCTCGGCGGACTGACTGAGGCGCAACTTGCGGCACAGTTTCAGGCCGAGATTGTAATGGCCGCGTCCACAATGTCCGAAGAGGACTGGCAGCGTATGTGTGACACCCGCGCGAAGGTGGGTCGGCGATGATAGTGCGAGCCCTCGACGAAGCCGACATCGGCTACGCCATCAAGGTTTGGAGCGAAGCCCACAAAACGAGCCCGAGTTGCCGTCGCGCTCCGTGGTGGGCTTACCGCCTCGAGTACGTCGAGATGTTCAAGAAGATCGTTGATGATGCGCATACGAGGATGCTCGGCGCATACGACGAGCACGACCGGCTGCTCGGTTTTCTCATAATGACGCCCGGAAAGCGCGTTCACACGCTGCACTGGTGTCAGGTTAAGCGCAAGCTTGACGACGAGCGCGTGCCTGATCGACGGCACATTTTCGACGCCCTCATCGAGGCGGCCGATCTCGGCTCACGTTTCGTTTACACGCTACGGGGGCCCCGCCTTGACGGCGGCGGGTCCCTCGATGAACGGCTCGCCGCGGATCTTCGCGCGCGCGGCGTTTCCGCCACTTTCGTCGCCCTGAAAGACTATCTAAAATGAAACTCAAGCAAGTCACGTTCGATCGCGTTCCAAAACTGCCCGGCATTCGCCCGGGCGATCTTACGACGCTCGACTGTGCAAATCCGGGTGTACTCAAGGACTGGCGCATCATCTTGCGCGGGCAGTCGATGTACCTCGTGAGCCCGGTCGGCTGGACACACAACGAAAACAGAGGCACCCGTCGGGATCCGAAAGGCCCTGTCACGATGTACGAGATCCCGCGCGCTGACGTGTTTCTCCAGTGGGATGTCGCCGACGAGGCAGAGATCGAGGCGGTGCTCAAGGGCGGCAAATACGAGTCCGAGCCGCTAGGCTTCAAACCGGCTCTCGTTGAAGCTGACAAACCGATCCTCGCTCAGATTCCGGCGAACCAAGTTGGAGACGCGTAAAGGAGTCGGAACGTGCCTCTGAAGCGTGGAACAAGTAAGGCGGCGATCGGCGTGAACATCAAACGCGAGATCGCAGCCGGCAAGCCTCAGAAGCAGGCTATCGCCATCGCTTACGCTACCGCTAGACGTTCTGGCGGGCGTATCGGCTATCTGAAAAAGAAGAAGTAGTGCGCGACGGCGCCGCCCTTCAAATCCTCGCTGAGCTTGCTCGGCGTCGACCGGTCCTAGCTGAGTCTCAGCGAAATCTCGCTGAGGACACGGCTCGGACGTTGCGCTCGTTCTTCTACCCCAAGCAAGCCGCCTTTTTCACCAGCAAGCACAAGCGGAAGGCAACGAGCAAAACGCGCCGAGCCGGCGCGACCACCGGAGGCGTGCGCGAGATCATTGCGCGCTGTGTCGAGATTCCGAACTACCGCGTCACGGTCGTGCATTCGACGAAGCAAGAGGCTCGTGCCCGCGCCTGGCTGTCGGACACGCGATCGGGTTTCGTCGACATCCTCCGACAGTTCGGCACGCCAGTAGAACACCCGTCGCTCGAGGTAGTCGTGCTTGGCGGCGTGCGCGCCGACATTCGCGATCAGGTGATGCAGGTCGACTTCAGCAACGGGTCGCAGGTCTGCATATTCGGCTTTGACGACGAGCGCGCGATGCGTAAGCAACGCGGTCTCGCGAAGCACCTGTACTGGATCGACGAGGCGCAGGATATTCGGTTCCTCGACGGCTTCTATAACAAGGTCGTGATGGCGCAGCAGGACTTCAACTGCGAAGTTTGGCTGTCCGGCACACCGGGGCAAGACTGCGCCGGCATGTTTTACGAGGTCACAAAGGATGAGGACGACGGCTCGCGCACACCCGGCTGGGAAGTCCATACCATCGCGCAGATCGACAACCCGTTCTTCGGACACGTAGCTGGCGGAACCGACGGCGGCCGTCTCGTCTATTACGTCGAGGACAATCTAAGCGCCGAGACCGGAGAGCGACACGGCCCCTACACCACGTTCGCCGAAGCTGAGCAGGCAGCCGGGCAGATCCGATGGGATGTCACCGCCGGCAAGGCGCTCAAGGAACGCGGGTGGAAAGGCGATGAGCCCGATTTCATCCGCGAGTTTCTCGGTAAATGGTGCAAGACGGACGCGCGCTACGTGTATCCGGTGCACTCCGCCAACCCGTACGATCTACTGTACGCACCGCTTCGACCGATCCACGCGAATCATCAGCCGGTACCGATCGCCAACTATAAAGACCACATCAACCCGCTCACGGGGCAGCCACCGTTCTGGTGCGACTTCAAGAAGGCCATCACCGATCTGCCGAAGAAGAAGCGCTACAACCAGGTGCGCCAGTGGATGTACGCGATCGGCGCGGACTTTGGCTACCACCCCGATCCGTTCGCGATCGTTGTGTGGGCTTTCGCGCATGACACGCAGGATGTGTACGAGCTGTTCAGCTGGAAGGCGCAGAAGGTCCACACCGACGACCAAGGCCTCTATCTACGCAAGGTCTTCGAGGAGCTAGACAACGTCGTCGTGCTCGTAGGCGATCCTGCCGGAAAGCAAGACGACTTCGAGGTGTGGCGTACGCGTCTAAATCTGCCGATCGATGAAGCGAACAAGAAGGGCAAGAACACGCTCGAGGAATTTCTTGCCGATGACATTAGGCGCGGTCGCATTCATCTGCGGCATGACAGCCTGCTTCTCGACGAAATGCGCCAGTTGATCTATCTGCCGACGAAACCCGGCAAGACGCGCGAGGTCGCGAAACACCGGCGAGCCGCCGACGGACTAGTGCACGGCGACCATTGTTGCGACGCCGCACGCTATGCCTATGAATCTCTTACACATTATTTGTCTAAACTACCTCAAGACAACAAACCGGACAAGGGCTCTAGCGTCGCACTCTACGCGGAAGAGGCGAGGATAGAAACGCGACTTGATGAGCGCGAGAAGCGAATTGCCGAGAAGCTCGCAGAGGGCGACGAACTAGCGTTGGAAAGCAGGGGTGAATATGGCGACGAAACGTACTGACGTCATCGACGAGGACGGCAACATCATCAATCCGCCACAGGTCGACTCTCCTATCACAGCGATCGTCTGGTTGCTTGAATACGGGCGCAAGCGGGGGTTCAAGATCGGACCGACTGTGCAAGTCGGCGACACGATCGTGCAGGTAGAAGATCTACGTCAGGCCAAGCAGACCCAACCGCAGAGCCCGTCGGAGTTGGAGAACGACCCCGACATGGCCCTGCTTTTGACGCGCCGGGACGGCTAGCTAGCCGAATTCGCTGCGGTGCGTCAAGCTATCTACACACCCAATGCCCCGCCCTGCTAAGGAGCCCTCGTGGCGCGACGCTATGTAACCAGCGACGGCAAAACAGAAACCGTTCGCGACAACGTCGCGGATCCGGATCCGGAGTCCGATCGGCGCTGGTCGCGGTTCGCGGTCGATCACAACCACGTTCACGAGAAGCTCGTTGATTACGCAAAGGCGCTGCAGAAACAATCCGATTCGGATCACAGCCGCAATCGAGCGCGCGAGCGAATCTACGAAGGCAGCGAGCTGCTCAACAACAGGCAGGCGATCGTTAGTCTCGAATCAGCAGGTGTGGGTATCGCAAAACTCAACGCGTCGAAGTCGATCATCGACACGTTCGTGTCTCGGCTCTCGAAGGATCGGCCGATGCCGAACTTCAACGTCGACGACGGGGACTGGCAGTTGAAACGTAAGGCGAAGAAGTATCGCCAATTCATTGTCGGGCAGATGCTCGAGACGGAATTCGACGACCTTAGCCGCGAGGCTCTGCTTGACGGCGGAATCCTCGGCAACGGGTACACCCGGGTTGACTCGGACGACGATGTGTTCGCCGAACGCATCCCGGTCAATGAGATTCTTTACGACAAGCGCGAGTGTCGTTACGGCAAACCGCGTCAGGCCATCAAGGTATGTCGTGTCGCGCGCGATTACCTCGCCGAACTGTACCCGAAGCAGGCCGATGAGATTCGCGTGGCCCCGCCGAGCGCGCGCCGCCCGGACGACGATGGTACGATGATTGGGGATCTCGAGGATTACGTCGACACCTACGAGGGCTGGGATCTACCGTGTACGCCGGAGAGCGGCGACGGTCGCCACGCACTCGTGCTCGAAAACGTCACGCTCGTGTTTGAGGAGTGGCACGAGCCGCGCTTTCCGTGGGCCCACCTACGCCTCTTCAAGCCTCGTGTTGGCTTGCACGGTAACGGGTTCATCGATCAACTCGCACCGCTACAACACCGCGTCAATTGCATCGTCCGCGATTTGCAACTCAACATCGCGGCGACCGGCCGAGGTTTCTTCGCGGTCAACGAGGCTAACGACATCCCCGTCGAGTTGCTTACCGGGTGGCAGCCCTTCAAACTGAAGTTCAAAGGCTCGCAGCCGCCGACGTGGAACGCGCCGCAAGCGTTCAACCCGGCACAACTCGACGCCCTTCGATTTTTCATCCAGCAGATGTTCGACCTCAGCGGCGTGTCGCAAGCTGCCGCCACCTCGAAGTCCTCGCTCGGCGCGGGTGCCAGCGGCGTCGCGCTCGACACACAGTACGACATTGACAGCGATCGGTTCCGCATGCCTCAGGCGAATTACGCGCGCTATCGGCTCGACGCAGCGCAGCGCTATATCGACGCGGCTGCGCGCGCCGCGCGCCGCCGACAGGAGAACAAGGGCAAGAAACGTAGCTACGTTGCCGTGAGCTGGAAGAATCGCGACGCGATCGAACGCCTCGAGTACAGCAAGGTCGAGTTGAAGGAAGGGCAGTACTGTCTGCAGATCGAGGCGGTCAACTTTTTGCCGGACACCCGCGCCGGAAAGCTCGCGGTGGTCGAGCAGCTCGCGAAGGCCGGCGTCATCGAGCAGTGGCTCGTGCCGACGTTGTTCGACGAGCCCGATCTCGTGCAGGCCAACGGCATTCTGCTCGCCGCGTTCAAGAACGCGATGCGCAAGATGGATGAACTTGCTGATCCTGATCTGCCCATGCCGATCCCTGAACACATGAACGATCTCGATCTCGAGCTGAAGCTCGTGACCGCGTATTACAATCGCGTGCAAGAAGAGAAGGCCCCGCCTGAGGTGCAAGACCGGTACTATCAGTACGAAGCCCTTGTGCGCGAGATGATAAAGATGAAGAACGCGCCGGCAGCGTTGCCTGACGGCAGTGCTTCGCCGCAAGGCCCTATGCAACCCCAAGTTCCGATGGCGCCGGCTGAAGGTCCACTGCCGGGCGGCGTTCCGCCGATGCCTAACGGACCCGTCCCCGCGCCTGCGATGATCGGCGCGCCTGCCGCCCCCGCCCCGATGTAAGGAGACTATAATGGCCGAGACTACTGCAGATGAAGTTGTCAGCGAACGCGCCCCCAACACTCGCGGAGGGGGCCTCGCTGCTCGCCCGGTTATCGCCGAGACTGTCGCTGCGACCGGAGGCGCCGCGAAGGCCGTCAAGGGTAGCGGCGTCGAAGAAGAAGCGCATGCCGAGGGCGGTGGACGCAAGGCCCGAGCGTTCAAGGAGTCCACCGAGAAGATGCTGTCTGAGATGGACAAGCCGGCTATCGCCCCGCATGAGATCGGAGACGCTGATGAAGACGAGCCCGGAGACGACGCTGCTGAAACTGGCGGCGAAGATGCGGAAGGCGGGGACGCAGCCGGGCAGTCTGAAGGTGAATCCGGCGACGCGGCAGAAGTTGGAGACGATGCTGAAGAGGGCGAAGGCGCGGAAGCGCCGAGCGAAGTCGAGACGCTCAAAGCGACCGCTGCGCGCGTCGAGCAGCGCAACCGCGAGTTGATCAGCGAACTGGAGATCGCCCACAAGACGCCGAAGACACAACGCACCGAGCGCGAGACGAACCTGATGGCGGCCGAGCAGTCGTACATCGAAGAAGGCACCGTCCCGGCGCTTCGAAAGTTCCTCAGCGTCGTGGTCGGTGCAGCGCCTGACTCAAAGGAAGTCGACGCCGAACTAGCCGGCCTGTACATCGACTTGACTGCAAAGGAAGTCGGCGTAACCTTAGATCAGAACCAGCAGGCGCTCCGAGATAACGCGCGTACCAGGTTGCTCCTGGCGAGAGACAAACGCGAAAAGGCGGATGCTGGCAAGAAGGCTGAACCCGGCGATGGTGCCGAAGAAGCTGTGCAGTATGAGAACGCTGCGAAGTACGTTGACAACATGCTGACCGTGAAAGGTGAGAGCGGAAAGTCCCTCGCGGACGAATTCCCGATGCTGATGACTCTTTCCGAAGACTTCGACGGCCTGAGGCCGAGCGAAACCCTCGCGAGAGCAGTGCGGCACGAGTACATGGCGGGAACCCTCGACCCACGCGGCAGCGAAATCGACGCGATTCGTGTCGTTGCTCAGAAGATCGAAACTTACTACGACGCCGTCGCCGACAAAATCAACGCGGCGCGAGCGAAGAAAACAAAACCAGACACCACGAAACCTTCGGTCAAGCCGAAGGCCGCACCAGTGTCGAGTCAAGAGCAGCGCCAGAGCGAAGGGGCGCGCACAATCACGAATGCGACCGCGAGCAGGGCTCCGGCCAAAACCCCGAAGGTGACGAAGCAGAAGGCATCTACGCCTGCAGAGAAAGCACGTAAGGACTTCCCAAGCGACGCCGCTTGGCGTGAGCACCTGCTCAGCAAGCACTTTCAGTCGTAAGCCAGACCGCTACGTCGCGTGGTGTCCCGCAAAGAAAGCAGGACACCGTGGCAACTTCTCATTCAATGTCCAATCAGGACGCTCTCCTGAAGGACTACTACACCGACGACAAGCTCAAGGAGCAGTCGTACGGTGAAAACCCGTTCTTCGCGTTCGTGAAGAAGGAACGCGGCCAGATGGCCGGCGGCCGGCGCTACGTGCAGCCGGTCGAATTCGGCCACCCGGGCGGCGCGTCGGCGGACTTCGCAAAGGCGATGACCAACGGTAGCGCGTCGAAGTACGACGACTTCCTCATCCCGCGCAAGAAGCAGTACCAGAAGGTCGAAGTCGACCACGAGCTGATGTTCGCGACGCAGTCGCAGCGCGAGTCGTTCCGCAAGGCCCTCGACGAGTTTGACCGAGGGCTGAAGGGTCTCGGCGAGAAGGTCGGCCGTCGCCTCTATCGCACCCAGGGTGGGTCGATGGGCAAGATGGCGAACAGCACGACCAACACGACCACGATCCAACTCGATGACACGGCTTCCGTGTTCAACTTCCACATCGGCGACATGCTTGCGTTCTCCGATACGGATGGCACCGGCTCGCTTCGCGACTCGGGTGATACGACCGAGGTGACCGAGGTCGATCATGAGTTGTTTACGGTGACGGTCGCTGACAACCTCGGCGTCAAGATCACCGGCATCGCGACGACGGACTATATCTTCCAGGACGGCGACTACAATCAGTGCCTCGCCGGCCTTGAAGACTGGCTCCCCGTCACGGACCGCTCGACGAAGCTCGCTGCGACGTTCAACTCGGTGACGCGCTCTGTCGCGCCTGTCTATCTCGGCGGCGTCTACATGGACGGCACCTCGATGGGCGGCCTCGACGAGGTGATCATCAAGCTGTGCGGAAAGCTCGGCAAGTACGGCGCGCAGACGTCGCACATCTTCGCGAACCCCGAATCGTTGTCGGATCTCGAGCTGCTCAGCAACTCGAAGATGCGCATCGTCTCGGAGATCTCGACGAAGGTGATCGGCGAGACCGGCGATGTTCTTGTGGGCTTCTCGGGCTACCGTGCCATCGTGGCTGGCCGCTCGGTGAAGATCTATGGCGACCGCAACTGCCCGTCGACGCGCCTGTACGCGTTGCAACTCGACACGTGGACCCTATGGTACACGGGCAAGCTCATCAACTGGCTCGGCGAGGACTACACCGGAAGCAAGCTCAAGATGTCGGAGGACGCGGACAGCGCAGAGGCTCGCCTCGGCTCATACATGAACCTCGGCAACTCGGCTCCGGGCTGGAACGGCGTCGCCAAGATCAATGCCGCGTCGTAAGGCGCAGCGCTGAAAGGAGCAAAGCTCATGGCAAATCGAAGCACGCACCCGCTGGATACCGTTAAGGATAGCTGCACGCTCGTGACCGCGAAGCTCGTTGGAGCTGGCGGCACGGACGATCTTGTGGTTACCGGCAGCGACGACGTCGTTTCTGCGGCCTACGATTCGGCAACTGGTAAATATGCGATCGCGTTCCGACACTCCTACCCGGAGTTGAAGAGCGTGGTCGGCATCGAGATCGTAGGCGACACGGCGGGGCTACAGGCTCGCTTCCTCGCGATTGATGTGACGGCCAAAACTGCCACGATTCAATTCGAGGTGGCCGGCACCGGTACGGTCCTCGCGACGACGGATACCTGCTACATCAACCTGCTCTGCCGCAACAGCGGTCGGAACGGATAAGGAGAGACCATCATGGGTCAACTTACTGCAGACATGATCGCGAAACTCGCGGACTTCCGCCAGGATCGCATTGACGCACTCACGGCGGATTTGAACGCCGGTGAGAACGTCGACGCGGTTTCGGCGGCGGGCGCGCTTTCGCTCACGCGTGAGGTCACGGAGCTGTCTGTCGACGGCACCAAGGCCTACACGATTGCGGCTCCGACTCGCACAGGCCAACGCAAGACGGTCCGTTGCGTCGCGGCCACCAACACCCCGCTCGGCACGCTGACCGTTTCGTCCCCAGACGACACGACCGGCTTCGTCTGCGCAGCGAGTTTCCTGTTCAACAACGTTGGCCAGGAAATCAAACTCGAGGCGACGGCGGCGCTGAAGTGGCGTTGCGTGCAGAAAAAGCGCGTCGGGGCCAAAACGCTCGTTATCGGCACGACCGACACGACCGGCATCTGTAACATGGAGATGCTCATCCTCACGTCGACCACGGGAACCGTCGCTTCGCTCACCACGAAGGGCATCCCGAACGGCTCGGCGATCGGCGAGCGGATCCAGATCACGGAGATCACGGCGGCCGGCACGCCACACGGGGACATTGCCGGCACGTTCCAGGATCACGCCGGTGCGGCCAAGACGGCGCTCGACGATTTTACCGTCGCGAAGGAAGGCGGCACGTTTGTGTGGACCGGTGCAGCCTGGCAGCTTGAGGGCCAGCTAACGTCGACCACGCTCGCGTTCACCTAAGTCGGACCACACCGGGGCGGCGCGTCGCATAGCGCCTGCGCGATACGACGCCCTCCCCGGTTCTTCATTTTTCTCGCGCCGAGGTCATCATGTCAGCTCTCAGTCGCGCAACGATTCGGCAGATGATTCGTGACCGCGGTGATTATTCGAACACCCGGAAGTTCACGGACACGTACCTGAACACCGAGATTCAGACGGCGTTCAATCGTTTCTGGGGGATCGTCGAAGAGGCCCACCAGGGCTGGTGGGACACGGAAGGGTCGATCAGCACCGTGGCTTCGACCGCGTACGTTGCCTTGCCGACCGACGCGAAGGTCGTGAAGGCGATCGATCGCGTCGAGGGTAGCGATCACATCCCGATGGACCAGGTGTCGCTCAGCGAACGCAATCGCTACGGCAGCTCGACAGGTACGCCGCTCGCCTATCGGCTCAGCTCACGCGGCGCCGAGCTGTACCCGACCCCGAACGCGATCTACTCGTTGCGCGTGATGTACACGCCGAAGCCGGCAACGCTCGATGAGAGCACGGCGCGCGAGTGGTACGACGGCTGGGAGGATTTCATCATCGCGAAGGTGATGATTGAGCTTCGCACGCGCGACCGCACGATCAGCCAAGACGATTTCGCGAAGCTCGACATGGCCGAGAAGGCTTTGCGCGCCAGCACCAGCGCTCGGCGCCAGCAAGAGCCCGAGTACCTCGCACTGCACGAGCACGACGACACCGACCTTTACACGGATTGGATTCGCCGGTAATGGCCGGTCGCCGCACACCCAACCCTCGGGCGGTCGCCTTCGTGCAATTGCCGAAGGTGAAGGATCCGACGGCGCAGCGGGCGCTCGAGGCGCTCAAGGCGGCCGTGCAGGAATTGCAGGCGCGTCAGCGCGATATCTTCAGTGCGACCGAGCCTGGTATGGTGCCGCCGGCTGGCACCGACATTACAGCCGTGCTGCACGCGGATGGTACATGGGCCCCGCCCTCCGGGGCCGGCACAGTCATGTCGGTCACGTCTGGCAGCCCGGAGATCACGGTCCTGCCGACGACCGGCGATGTCGTCGTGAGCATCGATCTATCGGGGTATTCTGTCGCCGGCCATACACACGCGGAATCCGACGTCACCGGCCTTATCTCAGATCTCGCCGGTAAGGCCGACGTTTCGCACACACATGCAGAATCCGACGTGACTGGGCTCGTCTCAGATCTCGCAGCCAAGGTTCCGAACGCGAGGACCATTACGGCTACGGCGCCCGTTCGTATCGACGGCGGCGCAAGCGCCGATCTGTCCGCTGACCGGACGATCTCCGTCAACACGTTCGGTGCGGCTCAGGCTGGCGTGGTTCCCCTTAGCGGCGGAGGCACGGCCAACTACCTTCGCGCCGACGGATCGTGGACCGCGCCGCCGGGTTCCGTTTCTCTGCCGATCGCTGAGTCGGACGTCACAAACTTGACGACGGACATCGCCGCACGCCCGACCGGCTCTGGCACCGCGAACACCGTTGCGATGTGGACCGCCGGCAACTCGCTCGATGACTCGCCGATAACGATCAGCGCAGGCACTACGACGATTACAGGCGGGGCATCGATTCAACCGCTCAACGTTAACGGGCGCGAGAGCGCCGCGAGTGGCATTGTGGCCAGGTTCTCGCCGGCAGTGAGCGGCTCGGCAACGATGCTGCAACTGTCAGATGGATTCACCTACAACTGGGGTGTTGGCGTGTCGGACTCCAACACCTTCGAGGTGCGAGTGAACACGTTTGCCGGTAGTGCCGGCTCCCCGTTTTTTCAGATTGACGGCACTACAGGCACGCTACGCGTTTATAACGATTTTGTTGTCGATAACGGCATGTCGATCGGCAACTCGGCGGGCGATCTGCACTCGATTACCGGCACACTCACCGCGAACGGCACGACCGGCGCAGACGGGGAAGTGATCACTCGCGTCGCCGGCGTTCCGAAGTGGGCGGTAGTCGCCAACACCGCGAGCGGCTTCTATGGCGACGGCAGTGACGGGGACGCGACGGATCCCGCGTCGCCCTCTCGGCCGATGTTCTATCGGAACTTGACGCTGAGTGCTGCCTACGCGCCGGTCGGGTGGCCGATCTACGTCTCCGGCACGCTCACGTTGAACAGCGGTTGGTCGATCACGGATGACGGCGCGAACGGAAACGCAGGCGTGCCCAACCTCGGCGGCACTGGTGGCGCGAGCCGAACGAACACCGTGTATCCGTCCACTTCGGCGGGCGGCAACGGGGCGACGTCCGGATCGGCGGGTGTCGCCGGCGCCAGCGCGAGTCCCTATTACACCGTGGCCACTCCGGGCGGTGGCGCGAGTTCCGGTGTTGGCGACGGCACTGCGGGTCATGACGGCACGGGCGCATGGAAGGGTGGCGGAGGCGGTGCTGCTGGCTTCAATGGTGGCGGAGTCGGAGGCGGCGGTGCTGCGGGCGGCAACATCACGACGCCGGCGGCGGTCACCGACGGAAGCATGCTGAACATCCTCCGCGTGGCGGAGACGGGTCGACCGTTCAATTCGACGACCTCTCGTACGACCGGAAGCGGTGGCGGTGGCGGTGGTGGCAGTCCGCTCGGTGACGCGACGGGCGGCGGCGGCGGCGGCGGCGCGGGCGGCGGACAAATCTACATCGCAGCGAATCTAGTTGTCGTGAATGCAGCAGGCACCATCTCTGCGAATGGCGGCAACGGCGGCAACGGTGCTTCTCACGTGGCCGGAAATAGCGGCGGCGGCGGCGGCGGCGGCGGCGGCGGCGGCGGGCGACTCACTCTCTGCACGCAGACCGCGGCATCGGCCCTGTCGTCGATTACAACGAGCGTTGTCGGTGGCACCAAAGGTTCGGGCGGAAGTGGTCACGGCACCGGACACAACGGCGGTAATGGCGGCGACGGAGCCCCCGGCATCGCGGTCATCTTCGCGACGTAGTGCTAAGTTTTAGAAGGAGCGAAACATGCCTACACTACCGGAAATGGGTCTCATAACGCCGACGCTAGGTGGCGACAGCGGTTCGTGGGACGACAAAATCAACGCATGCTTCGCGCTCGTCGACGCACACGATCACACGTCAGGCAAAGGCACGCTCGTTCCGGTCGCCGGTCTGGACATCGACGCGGATCTCGCAATGGCCGGCTTCGCGGTCACCGGGATCGCATCGCTCGGTTTCAACGCGGTCGCGGCGCTCGTCTCCGGCAGCAAGCGCCTTTTTGTGAGTAGCGCCGACAACGAGCTTTACTGGCGAACCAACGCCGGTACGAACGTGAAGCTCACGGACGGCACGTCTATCAATACAACACTTGTCGGTGGCATCGTCGGAGACTACTCGAGCGTCGGGGCCGAGGTCGCGTACGACGACGCTAATGACCGCTATACGTTCAAACAACAAGGCTCGCCCAAGACGTGGGCGCGAATGTCGTCCGGCGACGTTCGGTTGTTCGAAACCGGCACGAGCGAAAGTGTATACGTCGGGATGGCCGCGCCGAGCGGGCTCGCAGCATCCTACGATCTCATCTGGCCAGCCGCCCTTCCGATCGATGCTGAATACGCGTCCTTCCAGGTCAACAGTACCGGTCAAGTACGGTTCAGCAACGTTATCTCCGCGTACAGCGCTATCTTACCGGCCGCGTCGTTTCAACAGACCGGCTCGTCCCACGTTTTCAACGGCACATACTGGGCGCTCGGAAATTCTTCGACCGACACTCTGTATGCGCCCATTCCGTTAGCCGTCGGGGACGTCTTGACGTCGGTGAAGGTGTATCTGGACAAGAACAGCGACGCCTCCAACACGGTGACGGTTGAGGTGTGGCGTAGTGATCCGGCACCGTCCGGGAGCGTCGCCACGTCACTCGGTTCGGCGGCCGATTCGGGCAACGCAACGGGTGTTACAGCCGGAGGCATCGGGCCCGCAGGGCTGTCCGTGACGGCCACGTCAGGACACGCCTATATGGTGGCGGTATCTCAGAGCGACGCGACACCGTCTTCTAGTGATTTCATTTTCACGATCGAGTACGTTTTCGACAAGGCCTAACATGGGGCTCGTTGAACAAAACCAATCGTTCAAGTTCGCCGGGGGCGTCGAGACCAAGATGGACTCGAAGGCCGTACCACCGGTACGCCTACTCGGGCTTGAGAACGGCGTGTTCTCGAAGGCCATTTCGATCAAAAAACGAAACGGCTACGACCTACTCTCGCGGGCCGTGGAAGGCGTCGGGATCGACGGGGATGGTAACCCGACCGGGTTCCAGCCAGATCCTATTAGCAACGCTAGGTGTCTCGCGCGGCGGGGCGATGAGCTACTGCTCTTCACGAACAACAATTGCTACAGCAAACAGTCCGATGCAGATCTCTGGACCGACGCTGGCGCGGTCATCTCCGCACCGGGCTACGATCGCCCGGCGATGCACACGGGCTCGGCGCAGACTACCCCAGACCACGCAACCAACAACGGCGTGACCGTGTACGCATGGGAGGATAGTCTCGGCGGAGTGTGGTGGACGTCGGTGGACGCGGTGAGCGGGCGCATTTACCGCGCGCCGACACAAGCCAACGCCTCCGGGCAGCGACCCTGCTGTGTGCCGGTCGGCGAGGTGTTGCACATCTACTATGCAGTACCAACGCAGCGAAACGTGAGCTGTGTGATCGTCAACCCGTCGGCGCCGAGCGCGCCCGTGACGCCGCAGATCGTGATCGACGACCTCGACACAACGAACCCTGTGTATGACGCGTGTCGGACCGAGCGTGCCGGCAACCCGGCAGTGATTGTGTGGCACGAGCACGCTACGAGCAACTACCGCGTCGGGTATGTGGCCGAGGGTGGCGTGCTAGGCAGTCCGGCAGCGGGCATGCCTTCGGTATATCGTGAAACAGGGACGTTGCGCGACGGTTCACCGATTGCGGTGGCGTTCAAGAACGTCGACGGCGGCGATGGCGACCGTATTTTCGTAGCCTTTGTACTGCCGATTCCGTCCGGCCCGCCGTCGATGATCGGTGGCGAGCCGCTTCTCGGAGGCTTGCTTGCCACCTACACCGGCGGCGACGCGACCACGCCGATCACGTTCGGGCATATCGTGTCGATGCACTCGACGGCGTCCGACGTGTTGCGTTGCGCGGTCGCCGAAGCCGACGATGTCGCCTGGACGGTGTTTGAGGAAAACGCCGCGCAAACGAGTAACCACTACTGTGTGGCGAGTAGCTCGGCTGTAGATAGTGACGACTTCGGCATCCCCCGAGAGCTTCGCAGCGTCACGCTCGCAACCCGCGCATTTCAGGCTGGTAACGACGCTGACGTCTTCGCGGTGTTCATCCACAACACAACGTACTTCAACACGTACCTGACGCTACGCCTATCGGACTTCGCACCGGTAGGTCGACAGTTGCCGGGCAGCGCCTCCGCCCCGGCCCGCACCCATGTCGCGTCCGTGCATGTGGTTGACAACGTCGCGACGGTATCGCTGCCGTACAAAACGCGCCTGCAAAGCTCGCGCAACGACAAATTTACCGAGACAGGCATTCGCCGTGTCGTGATGGAGTTTGACAGCGACGACAGTCATCAGTACGCGCAGCTCGGCGCCGGGCTGTATCTAGGCGGGGCATGCCCGCAACATTACGACGGGCGGCTTTGGACCGAGCAGGGCTTTCACGTCGGTCCCGAGTACATCACACACACGCTAGCTGGCGGAAGCCTGACGCCCGTGTCGACCTACGAATACATCGCCTGGTATGAGTGGACGGACGGCCAGGGCGAGATCCACCGCGGCCCTACGAGCGTCGGCTACACGGTCACGACCGGATCGGCTGAAGCCGCCGCCGAGGTGACGTTCGCACTACCGACGCTGCGCGTGACGCGCAAGACGAACGTTCGTATCTGCGTCGCGCGTTGCCTGCCCGGCGACACGAGCCGCTTCTTCCGCGTCACGTCTCTGGATCCGACGACCGCGGGCAACACCAACGGCTACGTCGCAAATGATCCGACTGTCGATAGCGTCAGCTTTACTGACAACATGAGCGACACGAACCTTCAGCTCGAGGAGCCGCTGTACACGACCGGCGGCATCCTCAGCAACGATCCTGCCGCCGTCGGAGCACATATCGCCGCGAGCAAGAACCGCGTATTCTTCACCGACGCTAACAACGGTAACGTTGTCCGCTACAGTCAGACGATCGCGAATGGCTACGGGCTTGAGGTCGCGCCGGAGCTGAAGCTAGACGTTCCGCCAGACGGCGGAGATGTCACGGCGCTTTCGGTGATGGACGACGTCGTGTTCGTGTTCAAGCAGAATGCTGTATACGCGTTCGCTGGCGACGGCCCGTTTGCCACAGGCACTACGACTAACGCTGGTCCGACGGTGAGCGGCTTCACTGCGCCGCAGAAGATTCCGGGCGCGGCCGTAGGCTGTACGGATCCTAAATCGATCGCGGTGACGCAGCAGGGCATCATGTTCCGCAGCGGCGAGCAAGGCATCTGGCGCGTCGGTATTGACCGCCAATTGCAGTACACGGGCTCGGCGGTCGAGATCTACAATACGCAGACCGTGCGGCGCGCGCTGCCGATGCCGAACCGTACAGCAGTTTTGTTCCTGACCGATAGTGGTAAGACGCTGTACTACGACTACCTGTTCGATCAATGGTCGACGTTCACGAATCACGAGGGCCTCGACGCCGTCGTGGTAGATGACGCGTTTTACTACCTGCGAACGAATGACGTCGTATTCAAGGAGACGCCCGGCGAGTACGCGGACGGCAATGCCCGCATCATCCTTCGCTTCGAGACTGCGTGGCTGCACATGCACGAACATCTGCAGGGCTTTCAACGCTTCTGGAAGCTATTGCTGCTCGGCACGTGGTCAAGCCCGCACCAGCTCGGCGTTCAATACCGCAAGGACTACGACGAGGCGTGGAGCGAACCGTACTACCTCGACGCGACCGGCGACACGAGTGCAGCGGGCTGGATCACCGGGGATAGCGCGAACACTATCGGTGCGGATTCTATTCTCGGCTCCAACTACGGTGACGGGAATTACGGCGACGGCGTGTATGGCGGGACCGGACCGCAGGTCTACCAGTGGCGCTATGGTATCCATGAGGACGGGGAGAGCATCCAATTTCGTTTCGAGGACTTCGAGAAAGCTGGTCTCGCAGGTGCTAGCTTTGAGCTAACTGAGATGACCATAGTCGGCGGCATCATGAAGCCCGACAACCGGCCGTTCGCGGCCAGCAGGAGCACGTAATCATGTCGTTCTGGGGCACAGCAGCACGAGTTGGAGCAGGAATTGGGACGGCCGGGCTTTCCGAGATTCCGTATCGCAGTCAGGGTGCACGCAATTGGCTGTTGGGTGGCACTGCGACTGAAGGTATGGCGCCTGGCCCGCAGACGGCTGACTACCAGCGCAGCTATCTGCAGAACGGTATTCTGCAGCAGAGCGCTCCGCAGATGAACACCGCGCAGTCGGATCAGACGCGGGGTCAACAAGGCCAGCTCGCGCAGATGCTGATGCGTACGGCAACCGGACAGCAGATGGGCCCGGGGGCCGCGATGGTGCAGCGCGGCGTTAATGCCGCGCAGGCTGCGCAGACTTCGAACGCGATGATGTCTCGAGGCGCGGACGCAGCGCTCGCGGCACGCAACGCCGCACGCAATTCGGCGGACATCGGCGTCAACGGTGCTGGTCAGATGGGCGTCGCTCAAATGCAGGACGTCAACAACGCACAAGGCCAGCTCGCAGGCCTGCTCGGTCAGACACGCACGCAAGACATCGGCGTCGCGCAGGGCAACCAGCAGGCGCAGATGCAACAGCAGCAACTGCAGCTCAACGCGCTCGCGCAAATGCTCGGCGTCGACACGGCAACCCTACAGCAGGATCTCGCGAAGCGCGGGATTCAGATGCAGGACAAAGGCATGCTGCCGGGCTTGCTGCAGGTCGGCGGACAAATCGCTGCGGCCGGCGCGGCATAAGGAGAAGCCATGGCGCTCTTCCAAGGAGAACAACTCGTCGACATCGTGACGCCCGATGGGCGTACGATGCAGGTGCCGGCTAGCATCGCGCAGGGGCTGCAAGGCATCCAGACGGCCCCGACAGCCCGGCCACAGGCGAACCCAATGCCTACGACACAGGCGCCGACCGCAGCCGACATCCCACCGGAGTCGGTTACCGGCGGTGCACTGCCCGGCACGCAGAACCCGTACACTCTGCCGACTGGTTCGTCGCCTGTGCAAAACACGCCCGACTACGTTGTTCCTGATCCGACGGTTGCAGCGCAGAAGTCGGCGCCGGCGCGCGCAGCGCAGGCGAAGAAGGCGGCTCAAGCGCAACAGCGCCAGGCCGTTGCCGCGGCGTCACCGCCGGGACAGCGCGCGGTCGCGGACCGGCAGACGCAGAATGCGCTCGGCGAAGAGAAGCAAGCAATGCTTGACGCGTCGACGGTCGAGGCTGCCGCGCAGGATGAGGCAGCACTTGCGGCACAAGGCCACAATGAGGCTATCAATAAGCTGATTGACGATCGTGCGACTGAAGCACGCGCGAATCTCGAAGCCGAGCAGAAGAAGAACGATGAGATCGTCGGCTTGCGAAAGAAGATCGCAGGCACGAAGATTGATCGGAAAGCCGATCACCCGATCGTGGCCGCGATCGGAATCGCCTTAGCTGGGCTAGGTTCAGCGATGCAGAATCGGTACACCAATCAACCCCCGAGCATGGCGGCGCTCGATACGTTCTGGAAGGCTCTCGATCGCAAGGTCAACAACCAGATGGCCGACCTCGATCTGATGGAGAAGACGTACGGTATGGCGAAGGACGAGCTAGGGTCGCTCAAGGAGATGGGCGGTCGGAAGCTTGAGTTGTACAACACGCTGCTCGCGGGTGAGGGTGACAAGGCCAAGCGACATCTCGACGAGATTATCGCGAAGTCGTCTAGCGAGAAAACGCGCGCGAATGCGAAACTCCTAGCGGCGCAGATCGACGAGCGAGTCGCTGCTGCGCACACCGAGGCGATGCGCTGGGGCCAAGAGTACGACCAGCGTGACGCGCACCAGAAGCAGCAGATTGGGCTCGGGTATGCCCAACTCGGGGAGTCCCGCCGTAGCAACATGGCGAACGAAGAACTGAAGCGCGAGGAGATGTATCTCGACTCGCAGAAGTACCTCGCTGGCTTAAAGGCCAAGGGTGACGAAGAGGCCTACAAAGTGCAACTAAAGCAGACCGAGGAAGTCAGCAAGCGAGGCCTCCGGGGTACGGACGGCGAGTTGCTCTTGATGCCCAAAGGCCGCGAGTTGGCGGATCAGGCGAAGCAACTTGAGGACGAGGCCGCCAAGACCGAAGAAGCGGGTAAGGCGGATCCTGCCGCGTTCGGGGCTAACGGCGGTCAACAGCGAGCCCAAATGCTTCGTGAAAAAGCGGCGCAGTTGCGAGGCGAGGCGAACAATAATGCCGTGCTCGGCTACAACGACACGGACGCGAAAGAGATCTCTAACGCCGTCGCAGCAGGGCAGAGCACTGTGCAGTTGATCGACGACATTAAACGGCTAGCCAAGACGACAGGCCGAAGTTTTCTATCGCGGAGTAAAGAGGCGACTGTATTGCGGTCCGAATTCAACCAGTTGGCTCCATATCTTAAAGACGCTTGGCAGCTCGGTGCGTGGGACAAAGGCGCGGCGAACCTAGTCACTAGCATTACAGGCTCTGATCCGAGCAGCGAGTGGAACGCGGGAACCATCGGGGCGATCATGCAGCAAAAGATGATAGAGGACCCAGACGCGTTCCTAGGTAATCTTGACAGTATCGCTAAGGGTTTGGAAGTTAGCGCGCAGAATAAACTGATTCAGCGAGGAGCGCGCTTCAAGAAGGGTGAGACTGTACTGCAGCGCGCACAGGAAATTGACACAAACACCCCGACGGCAAAAGCTGTGGGCGCCCTGTCGGGATCCACTCCAGCAGGAACGGCCGAGAAGATCACCGCCAAGGGCGAGGGCTTACTCAAAGGCGGCGCACATCAACTCGCATACCATTTGAATAAAGCAGCCAACTTCTTACACCCCGACACACCGGATTCGCCGGAGGAAGACGCGCGACAACAGGAGAACAGCGGATCTGTGCAGTACGCCGGTCGTGGCCTCACCGACAACCAAGCGAAGGGCTTTGATACCCTGTTCAACTCCTACAAGAAGGGCAACAAGGGCGACGGCGATCAGATCGTCGCGGCAATCGCAAACAACGTCGAGAAGCAGCCCGATCTCTCGATCGCCCTCATGCACAACCTACGCGAATTCTCACCAGACGACCTGTACCAGAAGGCGCGCGCCGCGCTTCCGCCGAACAGCACAGTCGATCAGCAGATGGCGTACGAGGAATCGAGCCGCGCCGGATCCGCGATGAACGACACGCCGACCCTCGCGGCGAACGTAATCAACACGCTCGACAACAGCGGCAATATAACCAACCAAACAGACTACAAGGAGCTAACCGATCGGGCTACCGCCGGGGACAAAGCCGCAGGCAAGGCGATTCTCGGTATCCTGTCGGAAACCGGTAAACGTAAGGCGGCTCCGACCCCGCGAGGTTTTTCGTCCAAGGACGTGCGCTAATGGGGCTCTATCGTGACGAGACCGGCCGCGTCTTTAATCTCGATGACAAATTCGCCGAGGCGCGAGGCTATTCTCCGCTCGATCCGACGGAAGAGGCGCAGATCTACACCGAGAAGGCCCTGCGCGATCAGGAAGCGGAACGCGGCGCTCTCGGAACTTTCAATGCGGCCGGCACCGGCTTCTTGAGCGGTGCGACGCTCGGCGGTTCGGATTACTTGCTTAGCGCCGGTATGACGGACGACGAGCGCGCCCGGCTACAGCAGGACATCGAAGCGCACCCGATCGCGCGCACGGGTGGCGAAATCGGGGGTGCGATTGCTGCCTCTATGGAGGGTGTGCCGCGCACGCCGACCGGGTACCTCAGTTCGCTTGCGGCACGCGAGACCGAGCAGGGTCTCGCACAAGGCGGTCTCCGCGGTACGGCTCGCGCGCTCAATGCGATGGGTGCCGAGGGGGCGGTGCAGAGCGCCGGTCAATACATCGGACACTCCGCCATCGAGAACAAGGAAGTCACCGCCGAGGGCGTTGCCGGCGCACTCGGCACGGGCTACGCGTTCGGCGCCGGCGGTGGCGGCGCGGTGCTTGGTGTATCGAAGGGCACGGTCGCGGCACGGCGCCTGTTCTCGCGCGTGATGGACGGACAAACAGCCGCTAAGGACGCCGCGTCCGCGTGGTCGCTTGCGCGCGAGGAGGCGTTGCAGGCCGACAAGGCGACCGAGCAGACGCTGCAGACCCGCCTCGACGCGATTCAAGAAGCGAAGCGCGAAGCGCTTAAGTATCGCAACGAGACGAAGTCGATGACGCAAGAGGAGCGCATCAGGGCCTCTGCCGTCACGTCTGAAGCCGGCCCTGCCGGCGAAACGTCGGTGTCGCAGACCTCGAGCGTTCGCCCGGAGGACATCGGCCCGCAACCGTTGGACGCGGATGTCACGCCGGCTAAAGGCGGCGGTCAGACCTCAATCTTTAAGAAACCCGAAGGCGCCCCGTTCGACGAGGCTGCCGCGAATATGTTCGACGAAGGCTTGCCGACCGCCCGCGACCAGGTTAACGAGGTCGCGTCGACGATCGAGAAGCCGGCCGAGGGTGAAGGTAAGGGTACTGGCGTGTTCAAGCGCCCGACCGAAGGCCCTGGCGGTACGAAGGTCCTGAAGCGCGGTGACGTCGAAGGCGCCCCGACGGCGCTTGAGGAACAGCTCGCCGGCACGAAGGCGAAGCTCGATGAAGGGGCGCCGCTCAAGGACGTCAAAGCGTCCAAAGGCAACGAGAGCGATTCGATCGAGCGCTGGATTTCCGAGAAGGGCGCGCACGACGCCGAGCTTTCGCAGATTAAACGCGTCGAGGATATTAAAGGTCTCGCCGATATTCGACACCGCGCGACGTCCGACCTGCTTAGCCCTGAGATCGCCGACGAGGAAGCGAAGATCATCGAGGCCAGAGACGAGCTGCAGGCCGCCCGCGAGGCGATGCAGCGCGTCGAGGCGAAGGTTGCCGGCCCGGCCACTGATGGCGGTATCACCGACGAGCAACTCAAGGCGCTTCGCCAGGACAATCCGACCAACGCAGGCAAGCCGTCAGGGCAGCGTAAGCAGATCATGGAGCAGCTCGACACGGCGCACGAAGAGGCGCTGATGAACGCGCACACGTCCGGCGACGGCCGCTGGCTCGAACGAGCACAGCAGGTCGAAGACATGATGTTCAATCTCCCCGCCGAGAAGGACATCTACTGGAACCTCGGCGACGATATCCAGGTTGTCGAGCGCTACGAGAAGGCTGTCGCGAAGGCCGCCGACACCGCTGGAGACGCAGCGCACCCGTCGGCACAAGGCATGCGCGACGGGCTTCGTGACGCCGAGAGCGACGCCGAGCGCAAGGTGTTCGATCGTACGACACGCGCGGTCGACGACGCCGACATGCACGGCCCGACGTACAAGACACCGAAGGAGCGCGTACAGTATGCCCGTGAGCGTCAGCTCGAAGCGCAGCGCAACTACGACTCACTCCAGGGGCAGGAAGCTGACGTTGGCGCCGATCTCAAGAAGACCACGAAGAAGGTAAAAGCCGGCGAACGCGAGAAGAAGGGCATCCTGCGCGCCGAAGCGAAAGCCGCTCGCGGCTCCGGCATCCCCGAGAAGCTCGGCATTCTCGAGGTGCTCGATTTGCCCGGCATGCCGAAGGTGAGCGACCTTCCTGTCGTCGGGCCGCTGCTCGGCGCGTGGTTGAAGTTTCGCACGCTGAAGGCGGCGCTCGGCCGCAAGATGGGCGTTGTCTCCGCGACCGGCGATGCGCGTGCTGCCATCCTCGCGTCACGCACCCGTGACCGCATCGCCCGCGCCGTAGACCGATCGCTAGGGGTCGCCGAGCGCGGTAGCAGGTATATTGCTCGTAAAACCCCGGCAGTGGCCGCAATACTTTCAAACCGCATCTACGACGACGGGTTGCCTGACGCGCCACTCGGCGCCCCGATCCAGACCCAAGCCGCCACGCGCATCCGTGAGCTGGCCGCGTACGTCAACACGCCAAACGCGATCGAGATGGACGTCCGGCGACAACTCAAAGACGTCACCGACCCGGACCTCATTGCGGCGGCAGAGCAGCATCGGCGCGCAATGATGGAGTACATGCTCAAGACTGCACCGAAGGCGCCCGAGCAAGGCATGATGAAAACGGTCAACTGGCAGCCGAGCCCGGCGGAGTCGATGAGCCTCGCGCGCCGCTGGGATGCGCTGAACGACCCCGCCGCGACCTGGGAGCGTTTTGAGCAAGAGCACGCGATGATCTCACTCGAGGCCGCCGACGCGCTTCGCAACGTGTACCCGCAGTTGTTCTCGCAAGCGCAACAGCGCGTTATGCAGCAGATCACCGATAACCAGACGACAACCAAGGTCCCGTACAAGACCAGGGTGTCTATGTCCCTGTTTTATCAAATCCCGCTCGACTCCGCCCTCGAGCCCGAGAACCTGAAGATCACGCAATCGGTCTACGAGCGCAAGCCGTCCAGTCCAGCGTATAATCCATCTGCCCCTGGCGCGGCACCAGCGCCCGCACCGACTGCGCAGCCCGCCATCGCGAATCCTGTTAACCTTTCTCAGGCGTACACGCCAACCATCGATCGGAGATAGTCATGGGCCGCACAGTCAATCCGTCCTACCTCACGCCGATCAAGAGCGACGGCACCGAGGCCGTTGCTTCGGGCGGCGACACCGCGCTCGGCACGAGCAACAAAGGCGTGTTCACGCTCGAGGTCGCAACGTACTACGTGCCGATTCCGAGCGCCGACTCGCTCTACGCCAGCCTGCAGACGCAGGGTGATGCTACCATCGCGCTCACGTCGGTGACGATCCAGGAGTGCAACGTCGCCCCCCACGAGGTGACCGACTACTCCGACAACGCGGGCGAGTGGTTCAACGTCGACGCGGCCCGTATCACGTCTGATAAGGCCGGCACCGGTTGGACGAACACCGCCGACGTCATCGGCAACGCGGCCGGCAACGCTGGCGGCGGCATCCAGAACGTCGTCGACTGCGGCGCCCGTCGCATGCGCGCGAAGGTCGTCGTCGGCACCGGCGGACAAGCTCGCTTCTCCTGGTGGGGCAAGGAATAGCGTGACCAAGGAACAAGAAAAAAAGCTGTTCAAGCGCGCGGCCCTGTTGGGTCTCGTGCTCGGGCTCTTATGCCCCCACCTGCCGCCCGAGTACCAGGCGGTGTGTCGTTTCATCAGTAGCGTCTGCACCGGAGGTCAATAGTCATGCGCGTCTTTGCTCTCGCACTTCTCATCTTCCTCTTCATGTTCACCGCGTCGGCATTCGCCGCCGGAGTCGTCGCGCCCGATCAGGACTCGGCAATTCAGGACATGCTTCGAGCCATCCTCGATGCGTTTCAGCACGGGCACAAGCTCTACGCCGGCATGATCGCGCTGATGTGCGCCGTCACCGTCGTCAAGAAGGTGGCCCCGAGGTGGAAGGCGCTCGATCAGAAGGTGCACACCGATATCGGCGGCGCCCTCATGACGCTCGTCGGCTCGTTCGCGGCCTCGATGGTTGCCAAAGGCGCAGACGGCTCGGCCCCGACGTGGAGCATGGCGCAGAGTGCTCTGCACATTGCAGTCGGTGCGGCCGGCGGCTTCGTGTTGATCAAGAAGCTGATCGTCGAACCGCTCCTGAAGCCGCTCGCCAAGAAGGCGCCCGCGTGGTCACAGCCAATCTTTGCGCTCGTGTTCTACATCTTCGACAAGCCGACGCCGGTGGAAGAGGCTGTCGCGGCCGGTGACAAGGCCGTCGAAGAGAAGCCTGCGACCGGCATGGGCGACGTCAAAGAGGTCGACTAACGTGCGTCACCGCCGGCTCACCTTCGCGGTCGTGCTCGCCAGTGCGCTCGCAGCGCGTTCGGCGGGCGGCGACATTCTACACCTGAAGACGCCGAGCGAAGTTCACACGCAGGGCGGGTCGACGCTGCAGCTGCCGCCCGGCTACTTCCTCGACGAGCCGACGTTCGAAGAGAAGGACGCCGAGCTGCGCGGCTTACAGGACGAGCATACGCGTCTGAACGCCGAGAACGAGAGCCTTCGCAAGTCCGCCCGGAAATCCCCGTGGGACTGGCGTATCGTCAGCGCCGCGTTCGCGGCTGGCTGCGCGTTCGTGTACTTCGTGAAATAGCGTGCCGCGTAAGCGCGTTGCTGAAGGGATGCAGAAGATGTCCGAGAGCATTACCGGCGTTCGGTGCGAGGGGCCGTGTGGCCGCGTCAAACACATCAGCGAATTTGGCGAGCACAAGCCCGGCAAACGTCGCCGGCAGTGCAAAGTGTGCTTCAACGACGCCCGCAAGGGCAAGACGCACGGCGGCCCGGCCGGAAACGGCCGTGTGATGCGTCAGGAGCGCCTCGACGTTGTTGTCGAGCATCGCCTGAAAGCGGAGGTTCGTGACCTGCGTGAGAAGAACGCGCAAATGGCCGCCGAGATGGCGGCGTCTAACGACTTCAACGAGGTCATCGCGGCCGCGCGCGCCGTGACGTTGCAGCATCCGCGAATCAAGCCGCGTGAGCGCAAGGGCGGCCTTCGCGAGGCGACGCCGCTCGTGTTGGCGAGCGACTGGCACGTCGAGCAAGAGGTGAAACCCGAGGCAGTGGCCGGACGCAACCGTTACAACCTCGAAATCGCCGTGCAGCGCATGCAACGCTTCTTCGAGGCAATCCGCTGGGCGGTGCGTCAGCAGCGCGACACGTTCAAGATTCGCGATCTGATCCTGTGGCTCGGCGGCGACTTCATCCAGAATTTCCTCCACGAGGACGACGTCGAAAACAACCTGCTCGCACCGCTCGACGCGATCCGCTTCATCCAAGCCGAGATGGTGAAGGGCTTTGAGTTTCTGCTCGAGGACTCCGAGATCGAGCAGTACATCATCCCGTGCAACGACGGCAACCACGGCCGTACGACGAAGAAGATGCGCTCGTCAACGCGCATGCAGCACTCGCTCGAGGTGTTCCTGTACGCGCAGCTAGCGCTCGTGTTCAAGAACGAGCCGCGCCTAAAATTTCAGTTACCGACGTCGCAATTCACATTCCTCGACGACGTGTACGGGCGGACGATTCGCTTCCTGCACGGCGACGTGTTCAGGTTTGCCGGCGGCGTTGGTGGCATCACGATCCCGATGTTCAAGGCGCTCGCACAGTGGGAGAAGGTCAAGCACGCTGACCTCACGTGTATGGGGCACTGGCATCAGCGCATCTGCCTGCCGGACGTGATGGTGAACGGCTCGCTCATCGGCTACGACTCGTACGCGATGGGCGGCGGCTTCCCGTTCCAGCACCCGGTGCAGTCCATGCGCATGCTCGACGCGCAACGCTGGTGCAGCACCGACATCCCGCTGTGGGTGTCCGAGCGCGCCGACGATGCGATGATGAAATTGTGATCCGGTACCTGTCAGGCGCCGCGACCGAATCGCTTGAGGCCGTGTGTTTTGACGCCGACATCGGCCTGCTGATTCAGCCGGGCATCGCACTGCTTCCGGGCGGACGTGGCACTCACGCCGAGCTTGGCGCCGCCCTCGGCACGCAGGTGTTCGGCGAAGCGCTCGCGGCTTGCAACCCCGGCATCGTATGCGACCGGCGACCGATCTGCATCTACAGCCCGACGCCAGAGGAAGACTTCGGAACAACGAAGAAGACCTGCGCGTTCTACCATCACCCCAACGTGCAGCGCTTCGACGATCTCGACGAGATGGTCGGGTGGCTGCTCAGCGAATAGGAGAAGAACATGAGCGACAAGAAGTGGAAATCTGGCGACCTCGTTCGCCTCAAGAGCGGCGGCCCGACGATGACCGTCGACCGCTACACCAACGCGTACGACATGAACGGCAGCCGCGACCCGCTCGTGCTGGTCGTGAAGTGCATGTGGTTCCAAGACATCCACGGCGTCAACGGCGGCCTGTTCGCGAGCGGCCCGTGCCAGGCCGAGATCAGCGAAGACGCGCTCGTCGGCTTCGATCCGGGGGTGAAGTCGTGAAGTTCCGCAAGAAACCGGTCGTGATCGACGCCATGCAATTCAACGGCAAAAACTTCGACGAGATCGAAGCCTTCGTCGGAGGCGACGCTTCCGTGAAGGGCTCGGAAGTCATCATCGCCACGCTCGAGGGCGCAATGCACGCCTCGCTCGGCGACTGGATCATCAAGGGTGTCAAGGGTGAATTCTACCCGTGCAAGCCGGACATCTTCGAGAAGACCTACGAGGCGGTGGAGCCATGAACCCGACCGACTACGCCGCCGCGCTCGACGCGCTTTGCCCCGACAAAGACCTCGTCGCAGCCAACCACACGCTTCGCGCGAAGCTCGTCAAGGCGTTCGACTTTTTCGCCGCAGAAGCCTCGCGCATCGAGCAGGAGCACGGCTTCGGCAAACAATCGTCCGTCGAGGACATCGCGCTCATGCACAGCGAGCTGTCCGAGGCGCTCGAGGAGATTCGTAACGGCCACAAGCCGAGCGAGCTGTACTTCAACGAGGACAAGCCGCTCAAACCGGAGGGCGTGCCGGCCGAGCTTGCTGACGTCATCATCCGCCTCGTCGGTTTCTGCCGCAGGCACAACGTCGACCTCGCCGAAGCCGTCGTTCGAAAGATGCTCTACAACGAGAGCCGCCCCTTCATGCACGGAGGCAAGACCCTGTGAGCGGCTACACTACCGTCATCGGTATCTGCGGTCCCGCCGGCTCTGGCAAGTCAACGGTCGCGCAGTACCTCATCGAAAAGTACGGCGCCGTTCGCTACGGCTTCGCGACTCCGCTCAAGGAGATGGTCAAGCGGGCGCTCGACTTCACCGACGAGCAGGTCTACGGAACGCAGGAGCAGAAGGAGACCGTCGACCCGCGCTACGGCAAGAGCCCGCGTTGGTTCCTGCAGCGCATCGGCACCGAGGGTTGTCGCGCGACGTTCGGCGAAGACTTCTGGACGAAGCAGACGATGGACATGATTTATCGTCAGAATCCGCGTCTCGCGGTGATCGACGACATGCGCTTTGTCAACGAAGCGAATGCTGTGCTCGACTGGAATCGCGGTTTCGTGTGGCGTTTGCACCCGGTGTGCGATGTCGTGTCGACGGAGCGCGCCATCGCCGCAGGAAGCCACACGTCCGAGGGCGAGTGGCTTCAGGTCGACGCAAGCCGCGAATTCAAACCGGCCACACGCGGCGTCGAGTTGCTCCTCAAGATGGTCGACAGCGCCTTGGAAACGATTCCGGTGCGCGCAGACAAGCTGGCGCCGCTGTGACGCTCGCGCAGCTCGCCACCAAGGCTCGCATGTACGTCGCCGAGGCGTTCGCGGACGCAGCCCTCGCCGGCTTCGGCGAAATCAGCGACGGCGTTCCAGAGCTTCTCGACGGCGATAACACCCTTCCACCGAAACCTAGGCGCCCGCCGCGCCACAGCGATCCGCTCGCTGCATTCGATAAAACAGCGGTATACAGGAAGCTATGAGCAGAGACATTCTCAAGATCGGTTCGAACGGAGCGACGGTCCGCGAGCTGCAGACGTTGCTGAACACCGTCGGCGCGAACATCGCGACCGACGGCGACTTCGGCGAGGACACGTTTCACACGGTGTGCGACTTCCAAGAGTGGAAGAAGCTCGAGCCTGACGGCATCGTCGGGCCTAAGACGTGGTACGCGCTCGATCAGGCGGTACTGCACCACGAGCGACGCGTCGCCGAAATCAACACGGATCGTCTGGCGCTCGCTGGACGGAAAGCAATTGAGCGCGCGCTCGCGATGTGGCAGTCGGACGTCTACGACCCCCGCAAAGACGACTACAGCGCCGAAGGTACACTCTGCAAAAACATCATCGACAAGTTCATCCGCGCGCCGCACGCGCTCGACTGGTCGTGGGAGAGCCCGTACAGCGGCGACGGCGACTTCCAGTGGTGCGGTGCCTTCGCGGCGTACTGCTGGGGGCCGGAGATCAAACAGCAGATCCGGCAGACGTACTTCTCGTCGACGCTGCGACTGGATCGCTACGCGAGCTACCGCAGCTATAACGGCGAGCCCAACACCGGCAAAGGGCGCATGTACGTGAAGCTCGACGAGAACAGCACACCTGACGACGTGCCGGACGTTCGCCCCGGTGACATCCTCATCATCGGACCGTCGCGCGACCCTCGCCTGGGCGCCTCGTGGCACGACTACGGTAACCACATCTGCCTCGTCGAGGACTTCTCGCGAGACGGTCACGGCGGCGGGGTGTTTCGCACGCTCGAGGGCAACGGCAACGGTCTGGGCCCGCACGGCGAGAAGCAACAGGGCGTCGTCAAAGGCATCCGACACGTCGGTGGACCGGGATGGGTTGCCCGACGCCTGATCCGCCCGTCCGAGGAAGATCTCGCCTAGCGCGCTGCGTCGACCGATTTCTGCATTTCGTGCTTGCACGCGTTCTAAGATGCGGGCAATGTCGTTCTAACGATCTTTTCACGGAGGTACTGACGGTGATGAATTCCGAGCATGAAGCGACACGTCGGGACGAGAATGGAGACGTGCATGGCGCCACACGCATGTGGCATCTTTTCTTCCTTCTCAACGAAAGACACGCGCGTCGACAATACGAGCGCGAGCTAGAGTATCCTGAATTCGTCGATCTCGGCGGTGAAGGATGAGTCTTGCCGATTTACGCCTCGTGAAACATCCCGCCAGAGGCCCGAAGGTCTGCGTCGCTTGCAAGGCGTTTGTTGCCGAGTGCAACGCCCCAGTCGGCGAAGGCTCGGCGCCGATGTGCTGGCTGTGCGCGCATCACGTCGTCGACCACAACGTGCCGCTGCACGAGGCGGCCGAAGCGCGTTGCGAATGCACGCCGGAGCAGATCTACCCTGTACGCGTTCTCAAGGGGCGCGCGATTCAGCTGCAGAACGCCGAGCTGCGCAGCTTCGTGCCGATGCACAAGGTGCTAGAGGACGACTACATGAGCCGCGTGAAGGATACCGGCCCGTGCGGCGACGCTAGCGACCGTCGTGACCGTTTGAAAAAATGCTGACGCGCTCGAGGCGTCGGTCCCAATAGAGCGCGAGCCCGACCGCGTCGATCGCATCGTTCTGGTCGGGCACAACGGCGCGCTCTTTGTCGGTCAATTTCGACCAGATGCGGCGACCGCGAGGCGTTCCCCAGGCGCTGTTGTTGCACGCGCTGCAGATGCGAGGCTTGCCTCGCCCCCTCTTGCCGTCGGTCCGTGGCGCAGTCTTGCGGCCTTCACAGACCGGACACACCTTCGGCAACTGGCCGATCCACTCCGACGGTTCCGGCGACCTGATGCCCGTAACGGTTCGCATCGCACCCGTGACGTTCGCTGCGACGCCAGCAATGCCGACGAGCTGATTCGGGTCGCCTTTGCTCTTGTGGCGAGCGTACCAGTGCGGTTTCTCGAAAATGATGTCAGTGAGGGCGACGAAGCCGCCGACCGCGTTCTGCGTCCAGCGCACAATCTCGTCACCGACGGCTCGCCAGCGCTGTCCAGCCTCGATCGTGACCCAATCTGAGGGGATCTCGAGCGCGTTTGCGGCGCGAACCTCGCGCCTTACGATGTCGTACAGCGCGACGCCTGGGCTGTTCATGCCCGGATCAATCGCTAGCAGCATCGGGCACCTTCTTCTCAAGGCGACGGTACAGCGAGCGGCGATCTATGCCAAGGATCTTTGCCGCTCGCGTCATGCTCCCGCCGCACTCCTCGAGCACGTGCTTGGCGTAGGCGCGAACGACCTCGTCCTCGGTGGTCGGCTCGTTTACGACGAAGAATTGAGCGAACATCACAGCACGTCCGTCAGATAGCCGCCGTAGTATCCGTTCGACGAGTTGCGATACTCAAGGACAATCTCGCCGCGATCTGTCTTGAACGACGTGTTATAGACCTCGATAAACTCCCCGCCACGGGCTTCGTCGTGCTCGTTGTGGTCTTGGGTGACCGGAGCGCTGTCGTCCACACTCAACAACGTGGCGCCGACGATGTCGCCCGGCATTTCGAGATGCTCGATCCACGAGTGCGAGCAGCAATCGCCCTCGACGCTGAACGCCCGCGTAAGGCCATCCTGAAAAGCGAACGTGATGACATCGCGCGAAGCGTCAAGAACGACTGACGCGAGTTTTCTGTTGAGCATGTCCTTGAAGTCGACCATGTTAGTTGCCTCCGTTGTCCTTGCCAAAAGTCTGATCGAAGCCCCAGCGCCGCACGTGGTCGGTCTCGGTGCACCGGTAGAAGTGCGCGAGGCCGGTGCTAGGGCCGGACGACGTCATGAGCGTGATCACCTTGCTGTGATCGAAGACGTGCAGGGTGGCGCGTCGCTCGTTGAGGCCTTCGCTGGGAAGGAAAGCAGGGCCGAAGGATTTGCGCTGCATCACTTCTTCTCCACGAATTTACCGTCAACATCGAGGATGTAGGGCTTGTTCGGCTCGACGCCGTCTTCGCCGACCGTACCAACGACCCACTTGTAGCGGCCGTTCGTCCAGTATTTGAGGAGCAGTGATCCGCACTCGCCAGCCGTCGCGGTGCCGCACTCGCCAGCCGTCGCGGTGCCGCCGTAGCCAGCCGTCGCGGTGCCGCCGTAGCCAGCCATCGCGGT